TTAATTTAAATATTTCAGATCGTTTAATATCTCTTCTTGCGATTCTCTTTCCTTGCTCTGCGGATCGAAAATAATAGCCGTCCATTGCTTTGTTCGGTTGTCGAAAAGTAGCTCCGCGTTTTTCTTGTCGGTTATTACAAGATAGCGAAGTCCAGGCGATCCGCACCGTATAAACCCTTTCTTTACTTCCACAATCTCTTTAATCTCGTAGTGCTTCCCCTCGGCGTAGAAAGCTTTTGGAATGTACTTGGTGCACATCTTTAGCAGATCGACTCTTACGTTGCTGTACTTATGTCGCATAAAACCACCTCATTAAAGAACGTTTGTATCTAAATTATAGAACGAACGTTTCAGAAAAACAAGCGAGTTAAATTCCATCAATTTTTAGTATAATAAAACACCCAAACAATAAAAGCCCCCAATTCAACCAGGGGCTAAAAAATACCATAAAAATTTATGCTAATACGTTTTTTAGTTTTGTATTTTTATCTGTTGCTCTTTGATTAATGGATAAGAGACAAGGTTCTGGCTGTTGAGGTTTTCGTTATGCATGTCTACTCCTGTTATTTGGCTGTTTTCGTAAGTTTTATAGTAATAAACTCCCTTATCAATATTGCAGCACGAGCTATAAATAGTTATTTCATACGTATCTTCAGCTAAACGAACACATCCGCGTTCCTGATTCACAGAGCCGAGGATGTGAAAAAATTGGCTGATGCTCTCGGATTCTGAAGTTCCAGAGACGGAATTTAGTTTAGTAAATACCGCTTTTACAAAGCGTGAGGAAGAAGAAAGGTCTCCAGGAATTCCAATACCTCCCATGCCGCGGCTATAAATATCTAAAGCTATTGCATTTGAAAAACGATTTTCAGGCACTTCTCTGGTGACATTTACATAATTATTTAGGTTGAATATCTGAATATCAAAAGTTGGGTTATTGGTTAAAATTCCTACAGGATTGTCATATATTTTCAGTCCTTCTTTTACGGATTCCACAGTTATCGATTCATTCCGGTCTGATATCATCCAGTGCAGGGGTGAAAGAGGTAATTTTTCACTAAAATTGATATTGATAAGATTGATCCTACCAAGGAGTTCTTTTACCTCTTTAATGGTAGAGCACTGCCCTAAAATCCAGGGAATAAACTCGAATGGGGTTACGTTATCTTTTCCCTCTGTTTCTTGTTTATAGTCCGCATTTTCTGGAAAATTCAGTCCTGCCATGCTTAGTCCCTTTTCGTTTGTGGCATCATAATACAAAGGATAATTATCCACAACGAAGGCCATACCAATCATAGCATAATGAGATTCCAGTGCTTTTACCTTTCTGAACTGAAACGGATAATTTCGCGGTGTTACTGTTACCGTTTCATTATAGGAGAATTCCAAATCAAGATTACGACCAAAATAATGATCTTTTGTTGTGTATGTCGCTGCCGTACACATTTTAGCACCTCCGGTTTATATAGATTCCAAATATACAATACCCAGAATCTTACTGTCTTAACCGCACATAAATTTAAAAAAACAAAAAACTCCCGATCCAAAAGACCGAGAGCCCTAGCAAAAAAAAAGAAATACTGGAATTGAAGAAGCGTGCTAATAAAGAAAACTAGATATACTTTATCTTTTTTTGCTAAAACAGCGGGGAGCAGCCTACAGAAACATTAATTAATCCAGCAAGAAAATCTGCAAAGCACCCACATATTCACTCCCCCCTGCTGTATTTTTATTATACACGAACGCATAAAAACCTCAAGCGCTTTAAATAGCAATCATAAGAGAATAAAATTAAAATTTATAATAAATCAATTTATTAATCAACTTAAAACAAAAACCCCTCACCGAAGCAAGGGGTGCCCCCCCCGATAGACCGTTTAGGCTCGGGCAGGTCTGTTAAAAAGCAATATAATCAAAAAACCGCCCTAACCATCTGATACGTGATGGTTGAAGGCGATTTTTCATCCAACAAACGTTGGATATCTCCAACTCTTTAAATTATCAAAATATCCCCCGATCCAAAGATCAAAAAGACCGGGGGTGTGCATATAGAGCAGGGAGGACAGGATCCATCCGTGCTAACAAAATTATATCACGTTGTTCTATAGGATTCAATAAAAAAATAGCCGCCCCGAAGGACGGCCTGAATCTGTTAAATCCCTAAAGCAGCTCTTGTCAGATCGCCGCAGATGCCATCCGCTTCCAGTCCATTTTTCGTCTGGAAATCTTTCAGCGCAGCAATGCTGATCGGTCCCGCACCGCCATCAATGGCGATGTCATAGCCTTGACGTTTTAACGTCTCCTGAATCTGTGCAATCTCGGTCATGAGCGCGATGTCGGTCTTGATCCCATACTCACCGTCAACCACTAGTCCATGGAATCGCTGGATGCATTCGCAGGCATATTGGCTTTCGGATCCGTAGAGCGCATCTTCAGTTAGCGGACCCGTCTCGCCCCAGTAGCCGCAGAAATTGCAATCTCTCTGGAACTGGCGGATGTTTTCGTCTGGACCATCACCGTAAGAAAGGTAATAACTGCTGCTAAAGATGGACGTAAAGCCATACGGGTTATCATTGCTTGGCTGCGGGTCTGGCGTTGGTGTTGGTGTGCTACCATTATAAGCAATCCCCATTGCGCTTAAAATCCCTTTCGCAATCCCGGTTCCTGCCAGTTCTGGATTCGTCAATACCCCAATGTCTGCCCGGATGGACCCTGTTTCAAAAATACAGGCCGTCATATCTGTTTGGGCGACTTCGTAATCATCCCGATATAAGATGCCGCGTGTTCCAAGCCCTGTCACAGCCATATACTCGCGATTAACGGTTTCTGTAAAAGCTGGACCACCGGCAGATCGCGGGTCAACAATCGGAAGTGTTCCGCTCGGTGCTTCCCTGTAGTCACAATGCACTGACATGTAATAATCATAACCGCCGTTGTTTGCATCCCGAACGGTATAAGTCATGTTCCGATCGTTTCCGGTATCCCAATCCGTCCCAACAATAACGCCATGCTGACGCAGGATTCGAACTGCAACGCCGACAATATCAAACATCAGGTCTGCTTCGGTATAACTACCATCCACGCATCCAGAATCCCAGTTTCCATTAGTGGAAATACCGTGTCCTACTGCTAAAAAAATACTTGCCATTATTATCTGTCCTCCTTCTTTTCATTAATCCCATTTACCACCTGCTTCCACAGCTGGTTCCCATAAACCGCCGCTGCAGCTGCCAGAATGCCCTGAATCGCCGCGGTCACATTAAACCCGCCGATTCCAAACCCCAGCGCAACGCCTAAAACGCCGATTATCCACGGGATTAACCAGTTGGGTACTTTGGGTGTGCCCTTTAAAAAAAGCCCCAGCACGTAGAGCACAGGGACTAAAATCAAGAAGTCTTGTACGATGTATTCCATGTCTATTCCTCCCTAATGGGCAGGTCTTTGACCCGCTCATACAATTCTTTCGCTGTGCCGTTGCCGCCCATGTCTTCGTATGGCTCAAACATGTGCTCCAGATTCTTTAAATCCGAAACAGTTACCCAGCTGCGTTTGATATAAAAAGTGCACGCCTGGTAAATCCGGTCGTGCAACATGCTTTGAATCCCTTCTTCAATCACGGCCACTCTTTGAGCTTGAACTCTAACAGGCTGCAGCACCAGCTTTCCAAAGGCCACCAGCGCTGTGATGCCGATGGCAATCTCCACAATTAATCTAAAATGCTCCACTCGGTTGTCCTTTCAAAATCGAAAAAGGACGCCAAGCGACGCCCTTCTCCTGAATCCTTACGCGTATAACTTCCCGCGTTTGTCCACTTCTGCCTTGACCTGCGCTCTTAAAAACGCGGGTACCATCGGGCAGTTAAACTCTGCTGCATCTTCTGCGGTTAAGGCTCTTAAGCCTAACTCGACTAAATCTGCGTACATGGCGACCATTCTACTCACCTCCTCCCCGTGGTTCTAACATCTGTAAGATGGTTTCAAACATTTCTGCTTGAGCCAGCTGCTGCTCTATTTTGTCTGCTTCCTGTTTTTCGATAGCTTCAGCCACTGCCAGTTGTGTTTGCTCGATGTCGCTCAGCGGCTCCGGGTCCGGCGTCGGGTCGTGCGCCGCGAGAATCGTGTTTATCTGCGGCTCCAGCGCATAATTGAAAGTTAAGTACAGTTCTCCAGTATCCGGGTCCATTTCCAGTGTGTACTCTGTAATCGATGCTGCCTCAATCTCCCGGCATAATTTGAGCCCATTGATGTTTCCGGAAAAAGCGATGTCGGTTCCGATTGTTTTTTTCATCTTTGTCTCCTTTCTAACTTTCTAATGTAGCTTTACGAGTCTTAGTACCGAACCGACTGTCATAAATGTGGTGACAGTCGCTGAGTAAAAACTGGTAAACTTAACAATGTCACCGGCTGTAAATCGCATCATTGTTGTTAAATTTAAATTCGACTCATTATTTACATTTCCCATACCCATAATCGCATCTTCGAGCATTGTCTCGGTGGCGGCCACTTTTCGCATCTGCAAAACTCCGCCTGAAGATGCACCGGAGATGAGCAATGCATGCTTACAGCAAATAAGGTAAAGCCCTGTTTTAAGTATCTTTATATTGCTCGGCGTACCAGATACAATTTGCGCAAGTGTTGTGTCATCTTCTGTTTTATTCCATTGCATACCCCCGTCGCTGGGCCTATTGACTAAATCTGTTGTTCTGGAAATTAAGATACTTGGGCACAGATCTATAATTTGGTCTGCAATAGTTTTAAAATAAAGCGTATCCCAAGTACTTCCATTTCGAAATCGATATTCAGCTTTTCGAATTGCCATAAATACCTCCTATATTTTTAGCCAGACCAGGGCACTGCTGCCCGGGTCGGCTGTTTGCATTTTTGTTGGGGCGCCGGCTGGTCCGGTTGCCCCTTGTGGACCCTGTGGGCCCGTCGCTCCGGTAGCACCACGGGCTCCCGTATCGCCCTTTAGGCCCTGGATGCCTTGCGGACCACGATCACCCGTTGCGCCTTTATCGCCCTTATCCCCCTTAGATGCCATAAGAATCCAATAAGTTGTGTTTGTGGGCGTGATGCTACTGCTGGAGGTGTGGCTGGCTTTACAGGCATACATGCTGCCGTTGTAGGTTACAATGTCGATATAGGCGCTGTCGTTAACATATGCAACGCTACTTGCCCAGGCGTTTTTAAGGCGAATACTAACCCCTTTCGGTCCGGTCTCTCCTTTTGCGCCTTGGGGCCCCTGATCGCCTTTATCGCCCTTTAAGCCTTGTGGACCCGTATCGCCCTTTGGCCCTGTCGCTCCAGTTTCGCCTTTGGCTCCTGCGGGTCCGGTCGCTCCACGTTCTCCCGGGTCACCTTTTTCGCCTTTGGGACCAGCAACGCCTTGTGGTCCACGTTCACCTTGCGGCCCGGTTTCCCCTTTCAGCGATATCAGCCACTGTAGCTCTGTGCCAACATAACCGTTTACCACCGCTACTTCATAAGCGCTCTTTCCGTTAGTACCGTCTTTTCCTGCTACTCCGGTATCCCCTTTGGGTCCTTTCGCGCCTGGCGGACCAGCAGGGCCAGTGTCTCCCTTTGGCCCAGTAGCCCCAGTGGAGCCGGTCGCTCCTTTTTCGCCTGGCGGGCCTTGCTCTCCCTGCGGGCCAATGGGTCCCTGTTTTCCTTCTGCTCCAGGAGCGCCGTCTTTTCCTGGAATTCCTTGTTCACCTTGCGGTCCTGGAGGACCTTGCTTTCCTTCTGGTCCTGGCGGCCCCATAATATTTCCGAGTAAAATCTCACGCATATTGCTTCACCTCACTCATAGACTGCGTACAAGTTGCCGTCCTCATCTAATCGAAAGTTTGGCGTTTTGCCGTTTTCTCCTGGCTCGCCTTGTTTGCCCTGGTAGGATACGGGGCTGGCGGTGTTTCGTTTTAAAATTGCCTGTGGCGTTTTCAACGGCTCTCCCATAACCGGCTCGATGCTGTAATTTTCTGTCTCATAAACTTCTTTAACCTCAAGAATCTGCCGGTCTTCACGGATGCCCGTTTTATCATCCTCAATGGTCACAAAGTCGCCTAAATCCCACTCGGCGCGATAGTCATCTGTTTTCACAGTGGATTCAAAACTTTTTATCAACGCGTATTCTGCAAGTTTTAGCTTTCCGCGGTCCTCCAACGTCGTCTCTGCGTCCTCTCCAATGTCTCTGGCGTCAACAAAAACTTCCCTACGTTCAAAGCCTATTACATCATCTCCAATAGTTAAAATTTCACGGTCCTTGCCTTCTCCCTGCCCAGCAACATAGGCAACGTTTTTATAGTCGGTATCCGATTCTGTATAGTTCCGCTCAAACAGGCGGTCCCATTTTCGCGCAAAAACATAAGGCGGGCGTACGCTGTTGTCATAAGTTCGGTCGGTGCCGGATAACACTTCGAAGCGGATTTGCTTGGTTGTTGGATCAAAGTAGGTTGCCGTACCGAGACTTGACGCCGTACACAGACTGGAAATCTCGTCTTTCAAAACCTTATGCGCTGTTTGAAAAGATGTTTTCTCCCCCCTATTTTGACTCTTCGCGCAAGATAGAAAGGGAATTTTCCGGTTCCCATTTTCCGGATTAACGCAATTTCGATCAATAAGGCCTATCAGGATGTTCTCTACCTCCGTGTTGTAAGTGTCATAATCCTGTCCACTTGGCGGGATCGTAGGGCGCTCGAACAATAAAAAGCGCGGACAAAAGCCGCGAATGGTGATATCGTTCGTCTCCCGCTCGTTGTCTTCAAAATAGGTAATAATCCCAGAACGGTAGCGGTCGTTGTTAAGCATAATAAAATTACCACGCCGGATCAGCTCACCGTCAAACTTGGACACATGCATTTCAAAAGTATTATAGGTTGTCCATTTTCGTGTGTAGGTCAGCGCGGTATAATCATCGATGTCCCCAATCAACTCTAATTGTTGGTTAAAAAACCGGACATCTACGCGTTTGTTTGTATCCGGCATAAAATAACCTCCATCAATTGGAATTTAAAGCGATCCATATGGAACCATCCGGCGCGTCATCTGGCTCCGTGCTCGCGTCTTGAATATACGTCTCACGCCAGGTTTTGCCCTGGATCTGCTCAAACCAATTATTGAATGTTGTATCATAGCTGCTCATTTTCCCATTAAAGGTGCTGTCATAACCAGCAATCAAACTAGACCAGGTGCTTTGGATTTGTTTCATCCAGGCGTTAAATTCCGACAGATTCTTGGGGCGGATAGCGCCGCATAGGCTTTGATCTGTTCGTTCATCCACAACGCTGGAAATACCTGAATCGGTCACAATCACCTTTGCTAAAGAAAGCTCCCAGACAAAGTCGGTTCGAGTCAATGCCGGCGGACCGGAGCTCGTTCCTTGTTTTACATAAATTTCTACTTTTCGGACTGTCTTGTCCATTTTGATGACCACACGGTCTTGACGGGCACCTGAAGACACATTGAGTGTTTTGGCCGCAGGATTATAAATAAAAAAGCCTCGCACAATTGCGAAGCCACCTGCTGCCACACTGACCGTGTTGGCCGCTGTTTTTGTAACGGTGAGTTGTAGGGTGTTATCATCATTAACCGCAACGCCCGACTCATAGATTGAATCGAAATACCGGTTAAACTCGACCTGTCCATACAGCGCGCCGCCGTCCCAGAAGCCGTGGTATTGTTCTGCCATTTAATCACCTCATTCTCTATAATTGTTGTAAATTTCAATCGCTGGAATGTCATCTCTAAAATAACTTTCCTCCGGAGGGATAATGATCAATTCTTCGTCTACTTTTTTCGCAAAATCCAACAAATCTTCAGCTGTATTTATATTGATATACAGTTCCTTTTTATAACCGCCTTTGTCCCTTTTCCATTCAAAATAGGCACCTTCTGGTACTTCCTTTGGTTGATCGCCCTTGCAAAAAAGCTTCATGTCTGTGTCTATCAAATGAAATTTCATAGATTTCTCCTTTAGGTCTCTCCATAATTTCTGGCATTAAAAAAGCACTCCGCAGAGTGCTAACATTCCTATAAAACAATTCCGTATTTCCCGATCAATAGATTCATGAAATCAAACATGGCATCTAACATTCCGTTAGGTCCATGAAAGCCGTCCTCGCTAAAATAATAGTCACCGTCGTAGATAATATTTAATTCTACATTCTTCAATCGGAAAGGTTCTCCCAATTTCAAACCATATATTTCTGATATTTTATTCATAGAGTTCATAAATGCATACCCCCCCTGTGTTTTTATACAAATAATTTGATATAATAAAATAAACAATGAAAGTGAGGTTTTATCCTGTGGGAACTTATTATCAAATTAATGATTATCATAACTGTTATTTTTTGGAATGCAATGATGAATTTGAATCGTTACCTTTTTATGCGGGCTCCGTGCTCGCGCTGACAAAAACTATTTTAAATAAGTTCAGTCAACATGTATCCTTTAACTCAGATATTTTTTTAAACATTATTCATAATAACTCTTTTCATTGCCCAGAATGTTTTAAACCTTTAAAAACAGTCTTTGTTTGCTATGAATTACCAGAAAATTATATAAGTTGTTTGCCCTTTTATATCTATCAATTTTCGCATGAATTCTGCCACTATTTAACAAATAAAAAAGTTACACAGAATTTCAAATGGCTAGAAGAAGCAATTTGCCATACCTCTTCTTTTTATATGCTAGGCTACATTCACAGTAATGTTTTTGACGATTTGCCCATAGATGCGCTAAAACAAGAAATTCTCAATTTCTTAATTGCTCAACCTTTGAGCGGACAGGCCATTGATTTAACTTTACTTGCTAATCCAAATACAGAACTGTCAAAAAATTTATTTTCAACGCCGACTTTAGTGTATAGCGACAATTTCTTTGCATCTCAAATGTTGCCAATTTTCGCAGAAAACCCTGAGTTATTCAAAATTCTTACAAAACTTTCCGGTTTGGATGATAGCATGACCTTAAATCAAGGTTTTAACTATTTATTCGATTCACTTCCGCAATCGATTCATCCAGAATTGAACAAGCTAAAAGGCCTTTTCTTCTAAACCATTGGCACAATTTTATATTCTTTCTTCCTGCACGATTTTTGGCTAATATCGTGCAGGAAACCAAATTCAAAATCTATCGGATCGGCTCTTAAAAAAATAATATGGTCTTTTGTAATCAAAAGCGCGTTTCCCAGTTCATCATCCTCTTTTAGTAATTTCATTGTCGAAGATAAGGAATTTTCTAGTTTTGTTTTCTTTGATTCCCAGTTTTCCTGATGCATTTGTTCGGATTTCCAACTCATTTTTCCTCCTCCTTACACACCCAAATACCGATTCCGGTACCGAATTCTTACTTCCTGCGGCACCAGATCGGCATCGTCACATTTAAATTCAATTTCGTTCGCACCGATCTGTAAATCAAAAAAAACGCTGTCCAGGTCAATGTAGTTAAAAGCATTTTCCCTCGCGCCGCCCTCCCGGCTGATCTCTACTTTTTTGTTGCCAAAAGTTGTGTCAAGATACAGCACGTCATATGGGCCCAGCGATTGATTTACCTTAATAAACTCGCCGGTTGTCTTATTGATGACTTGAGGGTGATACGCGGGCCCCGGAAACTCTACCTGTATTGGTGTTGGAACATGCCCGGTGTTCACGATTGTGGCTTTTTGAGGCCCACGTTCTCTCAGTTTAAAGGGCAGGCTGAACTTCCACGCCCAACCGTTGATCCAAGTCTCGATGACGGTCGAGCTCTCTAATTTATCGTATAAAAATGGGTCGTAAGCCAACAAAATCACCTCTGCTTTCGTCCAGTCATGCACACCATCAATGACCATGGTTGGCGTCTCCTCAGCTTTGCACGCAATGGTCCGATAAACTTCTCCATTTCGATAGGTCAAAACGCCATTGATTTTTGGATGGAAGCACCGCAGCACCTGATCCCGGGCTTTTAAATAGTCTGGGTAGTTCCGACTCGGTCCCGTCCCCTTTATGGCAAAGCTTAACGTCATTTGCCGTTTTTCCAGGGTGGAATAATACAGCGTCTCGCCATCCTGCCGGGGAGACTTTGCGCTTTGGTCCTCAGCGACGAGTTTCTCAATGCCATCAATGTTGTCAAAAAGGTAATGGCTGTCCTGGTAAAGATTTATTTCGTCGCCATTGTTGTTTCGATAGATTAATTCCTGCATATTCCACCTCTTATAGTCCCAGCAACGCCGCTTTACGCATCGCGTTTAAGGTTTTTCGTTCGATTTCGGAGGGTGACGGATTGGCGTCGGTAAATACCTGATTGATTTCGACTTTTCTTTCTCCAGAACCACCTAGTGCCTGCGCCACGGCTGCCGCGATCCGCTGGTCCAAACCATCGAACAGGCCGCCGAGAATGCTGCCACCGCTGTTAACATAAGGGTTTTCCCGGGCCGGGACGATCATCTCGTCTTTGTGTACCATCGCGGGCATGTCGAAAGGAATGCGCCTGGAGCCCACGTCGAACCCGTAGAACTGTGCCGGGTCAATGGGCTGTCCATTGAGGAAAATACTGTAATGCAGGTGGGGCCCGGTAGAGTTCCCGGTGCTACCGACTAACCCGACAATCTGTCCCGGCGCCACGCGGTCTCCTGCGCTTACGCCAATAGAAGACATGTGTCCAAACAGGGTTGTAAAGCCGTTGTCCAGTGCAATCATAACTGTATTCCCATATCCGCCGTACCAGTCTGCCAGTGTGACAGTGCCTGCTCCAGCGGAATAGATCGGGGCACCATAGGGCGCGCCAATGTCAAGGCCGCCGTGGTTGGTGGAGCCAATCCCGTTGGTATCTGATGCCGGGCGGGCACCAAACCAACTGGTAATTTCGCTGTAGTCCGACGGCCACAAAAGTCCGCCAGTCATCGCGACTGCGGAGTTTCCGGCTCCAGTAAAGAAAGAACCCGCTAAACGGTCCAGAATGCCACTCATGCCTTCGCCAAGATTACTCCGAGCAAAGTCGATAAAGGCGTTAATGCCATTCATACCGCCGCCGAGAGCTTCGAGGAAGGTATCCAAGCCAAGTTGTCCATTCTCAAAGGCATTCAAAACATCCAGAGACAAGTTGGTAACAATCTTTCGAATATCAATTTCGCCGAGACCGTTGATAAAGCCTTGCAAGACATTTACTCCGTAGCCCCTAAAAACAGTTGACGGGGAATTGATACCTAAAACACTTTTAAACCATTCTCCAACCTTACTCGCCAAATTTTCCGTATTCCTTTTTACCTCTTCCCAATCGGTCATACCTGCATTGAGACCATTTTTTGATTCATTGGCAATTTCAAGACCAGCAGCATTTGCATCAGGTTTCTGCCCTCTTAAACCATCTCCAAAAATTCTTCCTAGTAAGCCGCCTGTACCGCGATACTCCTGTTCTTTCGACTTAGCTGCATCGCTTCCGCTTTGAGCAACGTCTCGCGCAGTCTGACTATACATTCCACCAGTTGATAACAATCCTTGCCGAAAAGCATCACCAAGATTCCATCCAGAGGTTGACCAAGTAAGTTTAACATCTCCAGCACTTGCAGCCCCCGCTGCATTACGAGATATTTGGTCAGAAGTTCTATTCAGATCAGGCGCTTTTCCAATAGCCCCCTCTATATACTTCTGGATAGCATCACCGCCAGCTTTATACATTTCTGTTTTTACATGCTCGGCCGCCTTAACTGGTTCACTATTTATTTGAGAAATGAGCTCCTCTTGTTCATCTCTCAACCCATTTACTTTTTGGGCTGCCTCATCCATAGCACGAATATTTGCATATTGTTGATCAGTTAGTGCTAGCGTACGCCAGGCATACTCATCTTGTATAAGTTTAGATCTTTCCTGCTCGCCCCTTACATTAGCGTATTTTTCCTCTATTTCTTTTAAAACAGAGTTCTGTTGATCCTGAACACTTTGACAGTTTGAAACTGCTTCACTATAAATTTTTTCGGCTTCAGCTAGGTCGAGTGCCACCTGTTTGTGTTGTTCTCTTAATTCATATTGGCGGTTCTCCTCTTTATATGCTTCAATGATTTTGTTAATTTCGTCCCTAGTTAGAGAAAGTATTCCTGTCTCTTCATCCAAGGTTAGATTAAGCCCCTGGACTCTTTGGTTTAGTTCGTCAATAATAGGCTGAAGTATAGTTTTTGCTTCAGCAGTGCCACCGTATTGTTCATTTAATTTGAATAATTGATCAGTTAATCCTTGGTTAGCTGTTACTTCATCGTTTATTGATTGCAAACTTGCTTGGCGTTGTTCAATATTTGCTTGGATGTTAGTAGTTAATTCATTGTTTTTATCAATGACACCCTGAGCTTTATCAATGATCGCCTGACTTCCGTCCCGAACGTTAACGGAGTGCTGGTACCACATCCCAAGTCCAGCTAAAACGGCTGGAATCGCAGCGGCGATACCGACAGCTCCAAGGCTTACACCGGAAAAAGCCGTTGCCGCTTTCCCCGCAGCTCCGCCCGTTACTCCGAAAGATTTAGTCAATAGTCCTAATCCTGAATTTAATCCTTTAGATTCAACCTGCGCCTTGCCAAGCTTTTCGGTAAGCTTTCCGATGCCGCCTGTCAATCCTTTTACAACCGCCGTTGTTTTTCCGGCGATAGAGAGCACGGGACCAATACCAGCCGCGAGCAATGCCATGTTCGCAACGTTCTTTTTTGCGCCATCGTCCAACTTGTTAAAAGCCTGTATTAGCTCCGTTCCTTCTTTGACCAGATCGGTTACGGTTGGAAGAAGGGTTTCGCCGATGGCGATGCCCGCTGTCTCCAGCGCACCTTTCAACTCTTCAAAGTTTCGGCTTGCGTCACTCATCTGGGCATTTGCTAATCTGGAGGCGACCTCCTGATCATTTGTCGCTGCGGTGTATTTTTTTAACCCTTCCGCACCAGTATTCATAAATACTGTTGCTGCACGGGTGGCGTCACTGCCAAAGATCGTCGATAAGGCTGCATCACGGGTGGCGCTGTCTAACTGGCCCATCTTAGATTGAAGTTCCTCGGCCATATCTGTTGCTGAAAGCATATTGCCATTAGCGTCACGCGTATTGATCCCGAGTTGTTCTAACATCGTAGCCGCCGCATCGGTTGGGGCTGCTAAACGCTGTAACATCGTCTTTAACGATGTCCCCGCATCGCTGCCAGTAATTCCTGCATCCGCGAAAGCTCCGAGCGCTGCCGTTGTATCCTGTATAGACCATCCGGCATTAAAAGCTTGGGCTGCGCATTGTGCTAACCCTTGTGTTAATGGCTCAACATCTGTGGATGACGCTGCTGCAGCTCCTGCCAACGCATTAACTGCCTGACTGGACTGCTCAGCGGTCAAACCAAACGCACCCATTGCTTGAACAACAGTATTGGCGGCGTTTCCGAGTTCCATTCCTGAACTGGCGGCCAAATCCATCGTAGACTGCAACGCGCCTGCTTGTATATCCGCTTCGCTCAAACCACCTTTAGCGAGCTCGGTCATCGCCTGCCCACATTCAGACGCAGAAAAGATGGTGCTCTCACCCATATCCAACGCGAGCTGACGAAGATCATTCATTTGATCCACAGGCTTATCGAGGGCTCCGGCTACCTGGCTCATACTGTCATCAAACTTCATGGCCGTATTTACCGAAGCGGTCCCAATCCCGATAATCGGTAGTGTAATATGCGTAGTCGCTTTTGCCCCTGCTTTTTCCAGCGTTTTTGAGACATTACCCGCCTTATCCGAAAATTCCTGAAGCTTGTTGCCCGCCTGGATAAAGCTGTTTTCCTGCTCCCGGATCTTTGTATTGGTATCGGCCAGCTCTGTTTGCATCTTCGACAGCTGCGCATTGGCATAATTGAGTTGTCTTTCATATTTCTGTGTCTGCTCAGCTGTCTCGCCGTTTTCCTTAGCGGATTTCTGATAAGCTTCGGTTAAAAGATTGATTTTTTTCCATTGCTGGTCAATCTGCTGATTTAGGTTGATCGATTTACTTTTCAGGCCATCAAGATTGTTCCCAAACAGCGCCACGTTTCCGGTAGTGGCGGCCAGATCCGACTTCAAAAGCCGCAGATTGGCGTTTACCTTGCCCATACTGGACGTAAACTGATTGGCGTCTACGGACAATTTAATGTTTAAACTTTTGGTTGCCATACTCTAACCTCCTATCCCAGAATATGAATGGCTGCTTCGATATTCTTTTGATATTCTTTCTCGCTCTGGTAGTTCAAAAGATCGAGATAATACAGAATGTCCATCTCATCGATGGCGTCTAACGTCCAAAAAAAAGGAGCTGACATCAATGTGATGTACAGCTCGTTCATCCATTCCCGGAGGGTCAGCTTTTCGGCGCTGCCTCCGGCTGGACGTTTTTTGACTCAAGTTTTTCGGTGATGCCATTCGTCAGTCCGATAATGGCTCCGAAGAGTGTCGGGTACAGCGCATCGGCTTCAAGGCCGTTATAAACGTCCTCCGCCGTGAACTGCTCGTCATAAAGTTGAACGACAAAATCAATCATTCTATCGAGCTTTTCAAGGTCTACGCGCTCACCGACATATTCAATCAGCTCAAAAGCCTCACGGACATAGGCAGCTTTGATTTTCTTTGTTCGGTAGGTCTTACCGTCTAATTTAATTTCCATCAAATTCCTCCCTTATGCCCCGGGAACGACTGTAGGCTTGTAAACAGTTTTTAAAAAGTTTTCCGGTGGGGTGGTTCCCTCATCCTCATCCATTACAACCCTTTTATCGCCGTCTTTGTTATACACAAAGGTGCCTTTTAAGGTTGGCGTGGAGAAGGTAACCTTGTCTTCTTTCTGCTGCGCTTCAACGGACACTTCCTCAAACTTGCCCTTATAGAACCAGTAATAACGGTTTTGCCCGCCATTACCCTTGGGCAGGCGGAACCCAACAGCCACATAAGGCGGCTTGTCTTCCTTGTTTTCAATCAGCGTTCCCTTTGTCTTGTCATAGGCATGGCCTAAAAGATCCGCCTGTACCTCGATGGGGTAGTCATTCACCTCGGCCTCAATGGTGGTTTTTCCGATGGTCGTCTCAGACGCGGTCAGCGCGCCATCCCCGTTCAAGGTATCATTCGAAGACTCTGTATCCACTTTAATATTCATGGCCTTGGAGATGGGTTTCACATCGCCATAGGTTTCGGCTTCTTCGTCGGTCATAATCGCATAGACAAGATCACACACATTCACAATTGGTTTTACTTGTTTTTCAGCTGTTGCCATATTTTTTCCTCCTAAAATTCATTGTAATTAAATCGGATGACCTTGTGGTTTAAACCGGTGTCATCCTCATGCATTTCTGTTTCAAAATCGCGGATAAAGCCATTTTGAAGCATGGCCTCCATGACGGCATTGTAAATTGCCACAAAACTGGCGGGCGTAAAAATGTCAATCTGTACACCAAAATGGGTGCTTTCCTCTGCGCCATCGCCATATAGTTCACCATTGGCACTGTAGACAAAATAAGTAATGGCCGGAAATTTCCCCGACGGATTTTTAAGCCGGTAAATCCGGCCATCGACCAGCGCAGCGGCGGGTGACGCCTTTAGAAGATCCGCGATCTTTCCGCCAATATCCATCACAGGCCTACCCCCTTCAAAAGAATATCGTCCATAATCTTTTCGACCGCAGCCTCGGCTTCGTCGTATCCTGGTCCCATAAATGGCCTTGCCGGGAGCTTGCTGGTTCCGAATTCATGGAAATACCAGTAGAAATGCGGCGTCTTATTGTCGCTCACATTGGCGCCTTCATCGGGGCCTACATAGCAATAACGCTTTAGGTTCTTCCCTTTTTTCTTGGACGCCTTAATGGTATCCGCCATGTGGAGACCGCTACGCCAGCGGGAATCGCGTACAATTTTTCGATTCCCAATGGTACGGCCCCGCTCACTTTTGTTTGGGCCGCGGTGTTCAATGGCTCTTGGCGCCCGCTTTTCAATTGCGGCCGATAAGACTTTCGCTCCAGCGTCCAAAGCGGCATCCAACAGCGCATTATCTGCGGTTTTTTCCATATGGTCAAAGTCCAGCATCACGTCTGAAAGGCCTACGATTTCCATTTTAGCTCCCACTCGGCACCTCCTCGCACAAAATCACATAGAATCGTCCTGCGCCATTTTCGTTGACCGCGTCCTCAATTTGGAACTGCCGCCCGTCATAGGCGACACGCCAGTCCCGCTGTAATCCCTTAAAATACCGGCACTTAAAAACGGCTTTATTGGCGTGCATTTCTGCATTGGCGCCAAAAAAGCCGCGGCCATTCTCTGTTTCAACGTTTGCCCAGGTGTCTTTCCCGGGTCTCCACTCGGTTTGCGGAAAGCCATCCACGTCTGTCCCGCCAGGCGGAAGCAAAAATGTAATGCGTTTATTCAATTTTCCTGGGTCCATTAAAACCTCCTAAAGCAGATTAACCGAGTGCATATTCATAATACTGGCCGCAATCGGGTTGATCTTCCGCGATTCCACGGAAAAAATACGATTTTCGTACATATCCGCCGCCAATACCAGCGCGGCAACGGTCAAATCCTCATGGGCATCCGCCGCCGTTTTATCAAGCCCGGTATAGGTCAAAACGTATTGCTGTGCTGCGGTCAGGATGGGCTGCAATACCTCTTTGTCCGCCACATCGTCGATGGTTTCGCCAAGCCGAGCGAAGACCACCAGGTTGTCAGGTTTGATTTCGCTCAGTCTCATGGGCGACTCCTTAAGCGCCTGCCTTCATCTTTAAAGAGACGATTTTCTGCGGTTCAATGATCTTTGAGTCCATTTCAAGCCAGGCGATGACGCCGATGGCATGTTCATCTGCAAATTTTTCGGTCAGCACCTGGATATCCATATCCTCGACGATTTTGACGTAAAGGCCGCTCATATCGCCGTAGACAATGGAAACCTTACCGGCTTCCGCTTTCGGCATGGACTCGGTGATCTTGATGGGTCGGCCAAGCAGGGTCCAGCCAAAGGCGGTGGTTAAATCACGGTTTAAGACATAATTCCCGTCATTGTCCTTTAATTTGCGCAATAATTTTAAGGTGTCTTTGTGCATATACCACTCGCACTTGCCCTGGTAAACTTCCGGCACGCTCATCTGGAGATCGATCAGCTCATCCGTGGTAACGGCAGTTGCAGAGGCGGCGGTCACAGCGGTGGTGGCGGATGTGATTCCGGTCATTTTGCTGGCGGTGCCGTTGATCAGTTCGTTTTCCAAGAATTCTGCGATAGCCTGGGCAACCTTGTTAATGGTGTAGGAAACCAGGTCAAACTGGGCGTTGTTGACTAAAGATTTAGAGACCTTGGAGAGCACTCCTGCCAGGAATCCGGTCAAAGAAACGCTTGTGAACTTCCCAGCGGTGGATGTCAACGCGGTAAACTCAGTGGCATATGCGCACTGGATACGCTGTGTGGACTCATCGTATACCGGGAAAGACAACTCCCCTTTGACGTGGTACTTGGTTGTAGCTGCGTAAATCGGGGACAATTCCTTGACGGTTTCAATGATCTTATTGGCAATGGTTTTGGGGATCACTGCGCCATTGACGCCCTTTTCCAGGTTTGTCGCAGCACGTTCTTCCAGTACAATGCCGCGAATATAGCCTTCAAAGGCTCTGCGTTCCATTGCCTCAGTCGGTTCTTTTGGGTCGGGGGCCTCGGTTCCCGCGGTTTCGTCAATGGTCATGGCAGCCGCGCGCTCGGTAGCTGCGATGGTCGCGTCGATGTCCTTGACCTGTTTTTCAAGGACGTTAAATTTCGCGATTTCATCCTCCGTAAAGGCGCGCTTTTCGGTTTTTACAGCGTCAGTCAGGGTTTCCATCTGGGTTAGCAGGTCTGCACGCTGCTCTTTCAGGCCTTTTAAGCTTTCGGCGCGCATCAGCAGGCCTGTTCTTGGTTTTACATACATTCTTTTATTCATTCGTTCCTCCTAAATTTAATACTTTAATTCTTTTTTCATACAGGGAATAATCTGGCGGCGCCGGTTCGCTTTCATCCAGCGGCGTACGCTCGTCAACGGTTACGGCCCGAAATGTTTCAAATCGCGTTTCCTGGATGGCTTCATCGCCAGCCCGGGTTTCGATGCTGGTGGCTGTGTAGCACGGGATTTTCCGGTCATCCACAATGGTGACCTCTTTCAAGTCTAAATCCTCCACATAACGGCGTTTTATACCATTTTCCGCATCCTCCATATTGGCGCGTCTTTCAATAAAGCCAAAAGACCACCCACGAAGTTTTTCTTCTCTTGCTTTTTGGATCACCTCCGGGTCTGTTACGGTGCAGATTGCCCGCAGGCCGATGGCGTCCTCAAAAAGCTCAAGATTCCCTTCGGCAGTACTGCCAATTTTTCGTTCATGATTGAGCATAAGATCCACATTTTTTGCCCGCTCAAGGGCCCTCTCAAAGGCATGGGGCATAATCTGCTCCACAAAAGGCCCCTGCGGACCTCTGAGCGGTCTTGAATCCCTTAAAACAGCATTGACATAGCCATCCAACAGCACGCTGTCATTCCTTATCTCGATTCGCATCTTGTTTTTCACCTCCTCCCTGATTTAAGTTGCTTGTTTGCCCGGTATTTGGCGTATAGATCTCACCAGATTTTGTATCCATCAGAACCGCATCGAGTCCCAGAACCACCCGGTCTTTGAAAATGTCAATGGGCGGCTTGTTTTCCAGCTCACGCGTCTCGTTAATGGTTAAAATGTTATTTTTGATCGCAGTTTGGTACGCCGCGTACCGCTTGTCGATCTCCGCTTTCAATATTTCCTTTGTATCAAACTCAAAATAAAAAGACCCTTTCTCTGTTTCGAGTAACAGGTCTTTGTTTAAAGCGGTTTCGATGTTTTTCAGGATGGGCAGAACGGCCATTTTGACAAATTTGGTAAAATCATCCTCATTAGCCTGTCCGTTCACTGAGAACAGCGATGGCGGCACGCCCATGATTTTACAGATTTCATTACCATTCTGCACCTTGGATTCATTCAGCTGCATCTCGGTCGAAGTGCTGCCGGATTCCTGAAAATCAAGACCATTGTTCAGAACAACACAATTTTCTGAATTGCCAGAATACATCAGCGTCCATTGCTTTTTTAGCTCGGTCATTTCATCTTTACCAAGTCGGTTTTTTGCTTTTACAAAACCTTTTTTGTTGCCGCCGGTTTTGGCCATCTTGTTTTCATAATGCATATAATTATAGGCAATGGCTAAAATTTCTGGATTCGTCTCAACGACGCCCTTTCCGGTTACACCGTCTTCTGTGCAGCGTGTTACTTTTACAAATTGGTGCGGCCAGTATTCGCCGCCGTTTACCAATATCTTATAAGCTTTAAAAATCGGATCGGCGTTTTTTACTATGGACACCTGATTTTCCGGCACATAGTGAAGCCCTCTAACAATGTTTCGACGCTTTCGAATGTAGGCATAGCCGTTTCCCATGTAGAGAAAATCCTCCACCAATGCTTTCTTGAACTGAAAGCCGTTTAGGGTATCTCCAGTATCCTCATTTAGAATTTTGACTCGAGGATCATCTCGGATCGTTTCAGTTTGCCCGTTTTCGGTACGGTAAAGTTGTACCGGAAGGGACGCTACGGTGTTACTGATCAGTTCGACACACCCGGACAAAGCCGGAATGTTTTCGGCCATCTGTCGTGTGATCACATCTCCCCGGATTCCCGCCTCCAGCAGAAAATTTTCAAGTGTCATCAGCGGCTCACTTTGGGTGTCTTCCGGTTCTGCCCGCTTATGACCAGAAAAAAAGCCTTCGACTCTTTCCCATATGGTTCTATCATTTTGGATCTCCATCACCCCCTTTAAATAACCTGGATGGTACAGTCTGCCTGGTTGAGCTGCTCCAGCTGGTACAGACACATCGCAATAATAAGCGCTACCACCTCGTCCACCTTCCCAGCGGATTTCTTTTTGTTCACATATTTATTCCGGTTGGTGTCCTCAGTGCAGCGCGCATTGCTAAAGTTGTTTTCTAGCAGTTTGTTTTCCGCATAACAGAATCGTCTTGACAGGATCAGCTCAAGGAGTAGTTTTGTCGGCGCGTGCAACACACTGCTGTGCTGCCGGACTTCGACCATTTCAAAGCCTTCGTATTCCAGCTTTTGGGCGGTTGAAAGCGCATTGTAGCGGTCATAACCGATTTGTGCGACCTCAACGCCATACTTTTCCGGTATGGCTAAAATGAACGCTTCGACAAAGCCATAATCAATCACCTCATCCCCGCAGGCAAAACAGTCCCCAGCAGCAATCGCCGCCTTGTAATCAAAATGCTCCTTATTGCTTTTCTGCTCAATCTTTTCCGATGGAATGAAGCCCCAGACTTTCGCATAGACATCACCATCCGATTCTGTCAGCATGGCCACTGCTGTGTTGTCATCGGTCTGTGACAGGTCAAGCCCAAGGTAAACGGTACGTCCCTGCCACCACATTGGATCATCCTTAATCTTGCACGCGCGTACTTTTTCAATGTCCACGAAGCCTTCAGTTCCCAGTCCCTTGTACATAATGTTGTTATGCTTGCAAAGGTAGTTTTCCCGCTTGTTTTCATAAAGAATTGCCATTTCCCGCATCTCCAGCAAGGAATCAAAAACAGAGGGCAGGCTCACGGCAACCGGGTTGGACTGGTAAATCACCCGGTCATTTTTCTCCCATTCTTTGATGATCTCATCATCTGGCTCATACAGCAGCGCAAAGTAGCGCTTGTTCGCCAGGAGACCATCCAGAATCTTTTTCGCCCGGTCAATTTCGTCGATCATGACGTTATTTTCGTTCGGGTACTGCGTGGAAATAATAATGCCCAGTTTGTTGAGCAGCGTAATCTGCGATGAACGCATGGCCTCAACCGGATAGCTGTCCATGGCTCCGGCTTCATCGGCAAGAAAGGCATTCGCCAGTTTTCCGTCCATACGGTCATTCGAGTATGCCAGCGGCGTGTACTCGGAATCGGTGACGTCGCAGGACACAAAATCCCGCCGCACCCGGAAATGCTTTTCCAGTGCCGGGCTCGCTTTGATAATTTTGCGAACCGCCAGACGCAGTTCAGACGACAGCTTAAAGTCCGGCGCCACGCTGAAAAAACGGGAAAATCGCGGGTCTGTCAACATCAAAATGATAAAGATAACCGCAGAGTTAAAGGTCTTAAAATTCTTACGGCAGATTTCCAAAAGGCCGGTGTGGTAATATCGGGAGTCATCCCTTCTGGCCTTGGTGCACAGAACCGCAACAACAAAAAACATCCCATAATCCTCAAGCCCCTCATACATGGGGACTAAAAGATCGGGATGGACCATTAACTTTAAGATTTTCCGAATTTTCTTATAAGCCTTTTCACTTACATACGCCTCGGGGTCCTTTCCTTCAACGATCGCGCACCAGAGCTTTGCCTGTTTTCTCACATAGCGCCCGATTTTTGCGTTGTCATCCGCCGCGCACCACTTAGCATACTGGTAGGCCCGCGACTTCTCAATCGTCGTCATCGTCGGCCAGAGCCTCTAATAATGGGTCTTTTTTGCTTTGAACAAACTGGTTCGCAAGCTTGGCGCGGGATTGCGGAGAAAGCGATAGCTCGTTACAGCACCGGAAGAAATCTTTGGTGTACTTATCTTTACTCGCCATGAACTTACTGTCGAAAAGAAGCGCGGAGTCCTTGTTGATTGAGTCTTCGATATAACCCAACCGATCAATACTGATGGCTGCCTGTGCCAATATAAAGGCATCCAGATTGCCAAGAATTTCCGACGCTTTCAACTGCTCAACAATGTAATTAAACAGATCCTTTTGTTTATTAGTCAAATAGTCTGGAGGGGCTAAGGCGTTATCTTCTCCACGAATTCGGCTCTCCTGTTCTACGCGTTCGTTTTTTTCGTTTTTTGTCATGTTTCCAGTGCGTGTTGCCGCTGCTTTTGCCGGTCTTGCCATAAATCAGCCTCCTTTCAATATTTGATTTTAGGAATTTCTTGTGAAGATGGGAGGGGCGTGGTCATAAGACCGCTCATAGCCCCATATTTGACGATACCGGGGGGATCTATTGATTTAGGATGAACAACCTTTTTGTGCAATGACACCCGTTAAATCGTCGATATGGCGCTTATATTTTCCAGGCTCTCGACTACCGTCCCGATAATCTTGGCACATACAAAAGAGTAAATCCTGTACCCTATCCTTATAGACCTTATATAGCTCATGAATATCGGTGTGATTTTCCGCGGAAGTTGGAAACAGATTCATCCAGTTCGATGCCTTATCAGGATCGTCCAACACCTCGACGATGTGATGTGTGAGTGTCGCTGGCTGGTACCGTCCATTGACATACAACTCCCATAAATCTACATAGTTGTAGGCATCTAATGCCATCTCTCTGGCGGCCTGATACAGGCTACTGCGATAGATCCGCTTATCCTTCCGCTGGTTATCCTGCTTCGCTTTGTGCGGACAGTGGTGCGGCTTATCAACGATACCGCAGTATTTGCAGGTTACCTTCATTATTTCCCTCCACGAAAAAAGACACCGGTTTCCCGATGCCTCTGTCTTGTATAATGCTCGCAGGTTATTGCCGGGTTCATGACGCCCGACCCAGGAGCAATGTCTTCATAGGGCCGCCAAGTCTCGTGTGGTGATCAATCCACATCCGGTCATAAACTTAACCAGATTCTAAGAAGTGGCGGCCTGCCAGCCGCCTTCGCCTGCGCAGATATGCTCTGCCGGTTTGTCGCGGTGGCGTTGTTAACATTTTTCTATGCTAACATAATAACACATTCAAAAGTATCATTGAGTATCCTCTTTGATTTTTTGAATAATATATCCGCAGGTATTGCCAGTACAATCATCAATCCAAACCGCCCCAGCTTCGTAGCTTTTATTTGACTCAAATTCCGATATAATATATCCTTCTCCGAATACATTCACAAGCTCCTCATACAATCCCATTTACATCCTCTTAAATCTGTAGCAGGCCTAATGCTTTTCCATGCAACTTAAAGACATGTTTTTCGCTGTACCCCAAAACTATAGCTATCTGCTTCCACTCCAGACAATTGATATATCGGTATTTCATAAGCGCCTTTAGTGTGGCATCAGGTAGGCTTTCAAGGGCAATCTCAATTTCAAGTTCAATCTTTTCAGACTCCGCAGCTTTCTTTTTTATTCTTTCAAGAATCAAAGTCATTTTAATGACAATATCATCAATGTTTAAACCATTGCCCCCTCTCGGCATATCCGATACCACCTGCGTGATCTTCTCCGCCCGAGTCTGCCACTCCTCCAGCTCCCGCTGCCAGCTGTCGATGTCCAGCAGCGCTTCTTTATACCGCCAAAGCCAGTCTTTCTTTTCTTTATTGGTCACTTGCGCCCTCCTTGTATGAAACCACAAGATGTGGTATAATGTAGTTCAACATCACATTTGGAGGCGCAAGCTTCCTTTTTTATTACTCAATAAAAGTCAGGTCCATCACTTCATCCGGTATTACCAACCACATTTTCAAATTTTCGTGGTATGTCTTTGCTTCAATCAACCACCGGTTACAGCTTACCTTCAATTCCTGCAATGCTTGTTCGTCAATGGAGTCATTAAGCGACTTTCCTTCTTTACCAAGAGTCTCCTCAATGTACGCCTTTTTATTTTGAAATTCTGGTATTTGTACCTTCGCAACAACATACAATGCCCCTGCCAAAAACAGGTAAAAAGCGGTGAAAAGTCCGATTATTATAGAAATCACGGAAAGCCCTACTCTATACGTATTTTCTCCAACAAAGAAAAACACAATGCAAAGTGCAAATATAATTATTCCTGTAATTACACCAATCATCTTAACCTCCTAAATTACTCCAAATCCCCTCAGCACCGCCGCAATCACCACCGTAATAATGCCGACCGGGATTCCGATAATCGCTATACACCAGACCAAGCACCCCAGCCCGGCAGCGATGCCACCGAATAAAGAGCCGATCCATTCAGCCACTGTTATAAATGCTTTTGTTATTTTGTCTTTCATGCTTCCTCCTATATTGCTACCAACGCATCTATATCTTCGTAAAAACAATCAAGAATAAACTTCAAGGCTTCTTTTTTTGATATTCCTTTTTCCTCAGCAATCACGACAGAGAGCGATTCTACAGCAATTGCAGTCATTGTTAGTATTTCGGCCGATGTGCCTGTTGCACGGATACCTCCATTACCATTCTTTTTTAAATAAGTAAACATAAGTTTCATGAATCTTTGACCTCCTTTGTACACTCCCCGCCCTTCTCCACCGGGCACTTCCAGCGATCCTTGCAAAATTTACATTTATCTGGGATGTTATTAATAATATCCGCTTGGCAAACATTAGTCTGGTCTTCATCGCAAATAGGAGAAAGAATGCAATTGTTACAGTTCCCCACATCATGCCTCCTACTGCATCATCTTAACACCGCAGTTTTCGCAAACCGCCCAGATATGGCCGTTGTAATCCGATCGTGATACCGTTAAGACACCTTTGCAGTCTGGGCATTCGATTTCTTTGCTTTCTCCCCATTTCAAATCTTTTGCGGCTGCGCTTATTTTAGTTAAGCGCTCGAAAGATTCTTTTAGATCCTCTTCTGTTAATACATCATTTTCTATTGCGTCTTTTAAGCTCATTTTTCCGCTCCTTCCCACGGTTCCGGCAACTCCCGCCAGGCGAGAACTTCATAAAGGTATGTGTCGCAGAAAAACCCAACAAATGTACCATAAAGAATTTCTGCTAATACAATTTCTTTTTCGAATTTATCTAAAACCGTGCATTGATAGGTTTTATTCACCTCTTCCGGCAAATCCCCCTCAGCCACAACGTGCCATTTCTGTTCTTTTGCCTCCACAAGTGGACAGTCAACCTCTCGCCCATCTCCAAAGTTAACGAAGTGTCCAGTGAACGGACAAAACCCTGTAGTCATATCGCGATGTCTGTATAAACAGTCACACACTCCGCAGCTTCTGGGCATTTCCATATCAATCTGTACTGGCATTTTCTTCCTCCAAATTTTCTACAATTTCAACGGTAGGTCTTTGCTTAAAATATTCAAGGGGTGTGTCCGGTTCACCATCAAACCCACCCCACACTGTGCATATTTTGGATTCATCCATCCCTAAATTAACGTCTTTGTATAGCCGCCCGTCTGCATCAATAAATACAGGTCTTGAGTGCTGATCAATTCCAATTTGTTTTAGTTTTAAAACATTTTTATTTGTTTCAAGTTTCATTTTTCTTCCCTCCGCTCTCCCCAACTGCAAAAATCATCATAGGTCATTTGCTGGTCGCGCATAAGAATATTGGGGTTTCTGCAATTTTCTGGCTCCCAGTAAACGCACTCCCCGCACCGCACAATCTCCGGCGTGCGGGTGTTCCACATTGAAATTGCCAGCTTTTTACTTTCGTAAGCCCGGCCAGCGTACCCTTCACAGTATTCATTTTTGCAATGTGGTGTATAAAGCATCGACTTTTTGTTAAGGCCATATCTGATTATTTCCGCTTCTCCCCCGCAGAAGGGACATCTCTTTAGTTTGGTCATTCTTCTACCCCTTTCATAAATACACACCAATGTGTTTTTGACCGTTTATCCCCGAATAGCGGCTTTTGGCCAAACACCTTAAGTACCTCAGAGAGCTTAATCTGATCATCATTCCATTTAAAAATCAGGGTACCATATTGATCTAAGACGCGCATACACTCGTCAAACCCATCTTTGAGCTGAGCCTGCCAGTCTCTTTCTAAAACACCATATTTTGCCATTAGCCAAGATTTTCTTCCTGCATGTAACAAATGTGGCGGGTCGAAAACGACCATTTTGAAATATTCGTCTGGAAATGGCAAGTTTCTAAAGTCACACAGTGTATCCGGGTCAATAATTAATTTCCTGCCATCACAAAGCTTCGTTTCGAGTTTTCGATTATCGTTATAGACTGCCGCCGGATGCCGCTTGTTCCACCAGAACATTCTAGAGCCACAGCAAGCATCTAGTATTAATTTATCGGTCATTCTTCTACCCTCCAATAATCCGTCCGATACCATAAGCCACTAAACAGCCGCAAACGCCAAGGGCCAACCATAAAACGGTTTGAGTGACAATAATGATCGCAAATATTAAATTTTCTTTTGTTGTCTTTTTCAAGGGCGCACTCCCTTCTTTATCTCCTCGAATTTCGCCAGCATTTCGGGCACTGCTGCCTCTGCCGCCTCTTCTGTAGGAAAACAGTTCCCCATGTTCAGATTTGCAAGGTGTTCTGTGTGGTCTTTTCGGAAGTATCGCCATCCCGCACTCCCGTCAGTGGTCACAATCCAATACTCATCACGATATTTTGGCCTCCATGGGCGTTTTTTGATGGTGTAATTTCCTCTTAATAAGCCGAACAACATCCAATTAGATGCTTCATCTCCGACGCAATCAACCATTGTTTCATTTGTAAACTTATAAGGGCTGTAATCCCTAATTTCCCCACTTTCAAGCAGAATATCAAACGGCTCCCCAACTTCCACTCCCAACATCTGGGCGACTTCTGGCATGTAATTTCTTCCCATCGTTATTTCTCCTTTCTGGTAAAGACATCAATGTCCTTCATATGCTTCCCCTTCCACTTCACCACATCGTCAACCATGTAACTCTTACGCAAGCTTAACGCGTTTCCGTGCGCTGTTTTAAGCTGCACCATCACGCCGACGTGGTTTTCATAAATCCTTATAATCGTTCCGTTTTCCCAGCGCGTTTCTCTTTGGCCGGTTTTCGATAAGGGTCTTAACTGGAACTGGACCCGAACTGTTTCACCAACAGCCAGATTTCGCCGTAGCGCCTTCATAGAGCGACGATCTCGATAGTTCCTAACCTGGTCATACTCCAGTTTTATTTTTCGCTTTCTAGGCCGATTTGGCGTTTTATTTTTTAAAATATGCTCCTCCCATTCTTCCCGCCTATATGGCCGCCCAATCCCGGAACAAACTTTAATGATTGTCTCTTCCAGGCAGTGTCCGTCATTCATCAATGCGGATATTGGCTGTGTGGAGGTGCCGGACATTTGCGCGATCTGTTTTTGTGTCATTTTACGCTCGGCGGCCCATTGTTTTAGGTCAAACATGTCACAGTTATTTCCTTTTTATAATTCCTCAAACTGATCGACAAATTCTGATATCTTTTCATCAAGCAATTCTCCCATAGTATCTTGAAGCTCAGCTGCCTCTTCTCTGTCCATATATTTTTCTAAACAAACCCGAAGCGGAATATACGTGTCTCCATTCGGGACGTTAATAAGGCCTAAACTAAAACTGTTTCTCAATGCCCTTAAGCCATCAATCTTTTTTATCAGACTCAACCCTTCGTTAAGTACCTTTGTGTCCATTCTTATTACCTCTTATAGTTTTATTTTTTAATTGTTATAAATTCTATTATTTTATTTAAATTTTAATTTAAAAAGCTTATAGATATAAGTTCTCGCGGGTTCCCTCCGGCTTTCAAAAACCGGGAACTGCTGAAACGTAGTATTTATCAATGTTTTAGAGCATAGTTCTCAAAGTTCCCAAAGTTCCCATGCTTTTTTGCCCTACGCGAGGGTTATTTTTTAAACTCGCAAAAGGTTGATATTTTTTTTAAGCCATATATAAACCTTATTTCCGACGGGAACTTTGAGAACCGGGAACTCAAACTTTTTAAAAATCATCGTCCAGCTCATTAAAGCCCTCGATTTCCTGCATGTTTTTTAAGCATACTGTCCATGCGGAGGCACCGTTGATTTTCTTTTTCTTGGTTTTTCGCCCTTCGTTGCACTGGATCAAGCCTTTTAGGTCTGCCCATTTTAAAAATGCGGTTCCATTATAATTGCAGTCCCGACACATTTGGTCGAATACATTCTTAATAATATACGTATAGTTTTTCTCACGCACACCCCAACATTCTGTCGGGAAGAACTCGTCCCCTTCCTGTTTAAAACGGTGGTTATTTCGAACGATCTCACCTTGTATAAACTCATAACACCGCTCATTCTCCGAGATCTCTTTCTCAGACTTCAGCATGGCGGCGGTTTCTTCAATGGACAGATAACACCCATCCTCAAACAGGCAATCTGTAGCGATCCGGTCCGCGGTTAGAATCAGGGACAGGGAGATGCTCTGTTTCTGCATTTTTCCGCTTTTTTCAATCTCAGCCAAAAGCTCCCCCTGAATACGGCATACCTCCTCGGCGCCGATGTTCTGCAGGATTTCAATGAACCTTTTGCCCGCGAAGCCAAAGTTTTCATTGAGCGTCCGCGCCACCTCGATGCCGTTCTCAAAGATTTTACTGTAGCCGGCTTCGACTTCGATGACGCGGTTGGCGGCGCCGGCCTGAGAGTATTCTTTGGTGATGGGCAGCTCCCCAGTGGTCAGAAAGGCACAGTGCCAGTTGTAGTTCCGGTTCAGGCCCAGGCTCCGGTTGGATCGGTCCTTGCCATTTCCCGAGCACATGGTGTAGATTAATGTTGAGAAATCACCCTTATACTTCTCCATAACCTGGGCCGTATCGTCCATGATGTAAGGCAGATGGTTGAGCATATCGGCCCGCACTTCAATGGCCGTCTGGGTGGACAGGAAATCACCGGTAAAGGCACTCTCCATAGACGGGTTGCCCCAGATTGAGGCAGCCAGCATCAGACAGAGGGTTTTCCCACCCTCAGACTGCCCGTGAAGATGGACGAAGAACGGCAGGGCATTGCACATTTTGATAATCACGCTGGCAAAGCTGGCGGCCATCATAATTCTCGGCTCAATCCGCCCCTCTGCGCGGACTTTTCTAACAAACGCATCCCATTTCTTTTCATTGCCGCACTGCCTTATATCACCGTATACATTGCGAAAACGCACATCGCCGTCAAAGACAATATTGCTGTAGTAGGGAACAAACTCCTTAATGGCGTTCTCTCCATGCCACCCCAGCTTGGAGGTAGACACCCACTCTGGCAGGAGGTCCATGTTGAAGTTCTCCACGTCAGCCAGATAGCGAACAAGGTACTTGGCATTTTCACTGGTCACGGCTACCCCAGAATTGGCAAGGGAAATAATCTTGGTGCTGGAGGCGATCAGGTCTTTGTCGCAGATAATCTCTTTCCAGCGCGCTCCTTTTTTGAAGGCTAGCTTGATCTTTTCATCTCCAGTCTCCAGGTTGGTAAACCGCTCGACTGGTAAAATGGGATGGTAGCAGGCCTGCACCTCCCCGAACATGCCAAAGGTCCGGATGCCGGTTTCGTCAGCAAACCAGTTCCCGCAGCGCAGGTCCGGATAACACTCACTGCCGAACTCGGTCCGCCGGTCCAGATTCTGAAGTATCCGGGCCCGGTTCTGCTCCTGGAGCTGTTTTTTCTGTTCCTGGAGCATTTTCTTTTCTTCTTTCTGGTAGGCTTTTAGCAAGCTGGTAAACTTTGTTTTTACGCCGAGCTCTGCAGCCCGGTCCGTCAGGTCATTAATGAGGCGCTGGCGGTAAATCTCGTCTTTTTCGTCAATAATCTCCTCAAAAGTGGTGTCTTCCAGAATGGTTTCCTTGGTTAATTTTTCGATTTGCACGGCTTCACCGCCCTTTACACGATACTTTCTACCAGATATTGCTGGTATCCTAATTTGTGGCACGCCTCGACATAGAGCGGATGAAAAGGTTCATCCTCTGATTTCGGGGCGTATTTTATTTTGTTGGCGTCCAAACGCCAGAGTTCTTCCAATAAAGTCATCCGTATTTTTTCAGCTTTTTCCTTTTCCCGATCAGCAGTCCGGCGTTCATGCCGGAGCTTTGCGATGGCTCGGCGGCTCCGGAAAGCGCTGTCTTTTTTGTGTTGATTCCGAGAGGATTCTACAGATTCCAATTCCGGGTAATCTTCCCAAAGCCTGAAACGCCCGTTGATCTCCTCCAGTGCCGCCTCAAAGGACAGGCCCCGGTACAGCTCCACAAAATGCACCAGACCGCCCTCCGCACCGCAGACAAAGCACCTGAACCCAAAGTCCGTAAAGCTGAAATTCCGGTCTTTTCCGTCATGAATGGGACACGGGATGCGGTGGTGTCGGGCATTGCTACCTAAACCGTACATCCCGAGTATCTCCCGCATGGTCAGAGTGGCCTTGATGAGATCGGCTTTTTCCTTGGTGGTCATGGCTGCACGCCCAGCAGCTCTAAAATTTTAGGGCCGGACTGCTCCGGCGTGCAGAACTCAAAGCGGACGCCGTGGCGGATCTGAACGGAATTCAGGATTTTATACAGGGTTTCGCCCTTGACCTTTCCATGAACGTTGTGCCAGTCTTTTGCGTCCTCCAGACAGTTTGCTTTTTTGTCGATCACCAGAAAAATCAGCTCAATGCCATGCGCCTTTGCCTCAACAATCTCCCGCTTAACGCGGTCATGATCCCTTGAGGCGAAGTTCCCCGCACACTCTTCAAAGCCTTTTTTAGTGTCAATCACTCGCGACATATTGGTCAGCAGGCCATAATCACCATATGGAAGCTTGGACCGCAGGATATTGACCCCGCGGTCTTTGAAATATTGGTGGGCTTCTTGATACTTGCCTTTTTTTTGTCGTGTATCTTCAATGATGGTCAGCATGTCTTACCTCAACGATTAGAAAGGGAGTTCATCGTCTGGAAGCGGATTGAAACCTGCCATTGGATTTCCGGGGTCTTTGAGGGGTTTAAAATCCGGAACCTTGAATTCACCTTTTCGAATGGCGTCCACGGAACGGGTCGCTTCGACATAATAACGCTTTTTGGTTTTCCCATCCTGCCCAATATATTCCTCATCACCGATGGTTAGCCCGACGGTTTTTGACAATAGGTTGTTTTCATCATTATTAAAAACAAAGCCCGGGTTACTTTCTTTTACGGCAGTTAAAAACCCTTTGAAAAATGGCTGTGCTTTAGGTTTGTAAGAACGAATGAAGTTCCCTGCCCAAAAGTTTAAACTCGCCGCAAGCCTTGTGAAGTAAGACTGGTAATCTCCTTCCAAAATATCAAACTCGACTTTCAAATACTCTTTGTCTGGGAAATCCTCCACCCCTGTAATCACACAGATGTACCCACCTGCTGGCAGGCGTTCAAATTCTTCGGCTTCTTTTACGTTATTCCAATCAATATTTTTCATTCTTAAAATTCCTCCAATGCTTTGATGACTTTTGTAATATCATTCTCAATTTCTTTTTCCTCAAAAGCTCCCATGGGGCTCTTGGCCGTACTGCTGTTGGACTGGGTTTCAAACAGGTACTTTCCATCCACGCATTTTGCCAGCAGCACCGTAGTAAACATGGACTCAATGCTGATTTTATCCAGCTTTTTCCCGCTGGTTTTCATCCGGGTAAAAGCAAAGCCGCTGTCATCCCGCTCAGTCTGCGTGTGCGCGGTAAAGATCACAGTCAGATCTTCACGGAGCTGCTGCCCCATGGCGACCATCTCCTTCACTGAAAAGGCCAGATCCTGCCATTTGTCATAGCCCTTTTCCTTCATGCGTTTAAACTCATCATCAATCATCACCCAGTTAAGGGTATCGATGACAATGGTCTTGATCTGAGGCTTTTCAGCGCTGATTTTAACCATTATCTGTGTAATGGCACTCGCGTTGCTGGACGCCCAGTAATTACCATTTTGCTTGTCTTTTTCAGTTGGAATATACTGCTTACGCCACCCCTTCCAGGACAAGCCTTTTTTATCGCAGTCAATATAAAAAGTCGATTTCGGGTCCAGGTTGCGCATAGACGTGGTTTTCCCGGAACCGCTTTCCCCCATGACTAATATCATTCTGCTCATTTCTTACCTCACTTAATCTGTAAGTTTTGTTTTTCGACCAGATACGCGCCATTGATATGCACCCCTTTTTTAAGCTCTGCCTTGATGGCGTTTTTGTCTGGGGTAACAACGGTCTTAACGGTTGTCAGTTCAGGATGCATGGCTTTCAGCCCCAGCTCATCGTCAATAAAGACGCTTACGGAAGGTCTAAAGGAAAGCTTGTTTCGGGGTGTCTCAAGTTTCTTTTTACCATTTTGCAGCAGCGTCTCTGCCAAACAGGATTCCAGCCATTCGGCGCGCTCCTCGGTGGTTTTTCGCCGTTTTTGAAGGGCTTGCTCTTCATTTTTTATAGCGCTTGCTCTGGCTTTCATGTTTTTGATCAGGCAGGCCACAGCGTCTATCTTGCTTTCGAATTCATCCTCAATGATGGCAAGCGCCTCGGCCATGGCATCAGCGGTGCATTCCTCATTTTCAATGGCTGCAATGACGCCTCTGTAGGTTTCGGATATTTCATAGACTTCGTTCATTTCATAGGGTTTCATTTAAAATTCGCTCCGTTTCCTTTTCGTTGAGTTGATAAAACAGCACACCATCATAGTTAAAATAATACGTTCTTTCTGTTTCCTGAAGTTCCATTCCCGCCCCATAGGCCAATGCCTGAATTCCCTCATGTACGTGCACTTCGGGTTCCTTGTTGGCGCAAATGATGGCCTTTTCGTTACTCCTCAAGGCGACGCGCTCCTTCTCATTTCTGGCGAGTGCGTCCACATATTTTCGAATACTCATTGCATTTTTCCTCCAAAGGGTATATACTTTTCTTAGGTAGTTTTTATATTGGCCGGGATGACGCTGCAACGTCGCCCGGCTTTTTTCATAAAAATTAAAACAGGTGCCGCAGATATACGCCACTGCGACGCTGGCATGACATTCTAATCCATTAAAGCTTAAAATTTGTCTGTTCAGGTTGGACGGGCGCTCATTCCCCGTCCGTTTTTATCTTGTGTACTTGTTTACAAACGATTTTTAATTTTTTATTTCCGCGTTTTTAGCCCGCGGATAAGGCTTTGACTTAAAGGGGTTATATGGCGTCGCACAGCTTCATTATGGTGGAACGCCCCTGTATTGGATCATTGTTTTTTCTCCATTTCCGTGGTACAATAACCACGTAACATATGTCTGGTCCCTAATGCGTGGCATCGCTTTGGGACCTTTTTTATTTGCTAAACTCTTTGATCATCCATGCCAGAAGAGCGATAAACGCAAGGGTATAAACACCGATGGTGGCTAATGCCATTCCATAAATATGGGTGCCTGTCTGGCATAAGGAGATCAGAATTTCTAACATTAATCCTTCCATAGCCACCCCTTCCGGACTGCCAGGCAGATGCCGCTATAGACGGCGATGCCGAGGAGGACGAAGGGGAGGCCGGCGATTGTTAGGTTCATGAGGCGGCCTCCTGTTCAGGCGCCTCTTCGATGGATACTAACTTGACATCATATCCATATCGGTTCCCCAAAATTTGAGCAATGGCCTCAAAAACTAACGTTGGATTTGGGGTTGGATTAATATTATCAGTCATCATTTCTATGCCTCCTTTAACTGTTTTCGGTACGCTTGCAAGGCCATGTTGGCTCCTGCCAAAGCGACCTTATCCCATTTCGGGATATGCTTTATTCTTTCTTGTTGCAGGTTGTATGCCTGCCATAATGCTTGTTTTTCCATTGTTTTCTCCTAAACCCAACCAGCACGATTAACGAGGCCGCAAGTAGTAAAAATATGCTTGACGCGAACCTAATACTTGTCATCTGTTCGAAACCGTACGAGTTACTATATATACTGGAAAGGAGGATTTTTTTGCGGCCCCGTTAATGCTGCTGGCTGGGTGTGCTTATTATTCTGCTTTATCTCGAATTACAATTTTTTTCCCGAGCGCATTCAATACTTTCTCTGCGTTCTCTTTTGTCACCCTACTTTCGTTTTAGATCCGTTCATGTTATACTTTTTTTAAAAAAAAGGAGTATTCGCTATGAAAGAACTTCGTGCATACAAAAACGCTAAATTCGAACTGCTTTATACCACTCCAACAGAAACCGAACTTTTGCATTTTTCGACAATTGCCGATAATTTAATACAGTTGTATGAAGAGTATTTCGGAATCAATATAAAACCGTTCAAACTTATCAATGATTTTGCTTATGATCCGGCTCCGACCACCATCCGTGAGTCTGCGACTATTTATATAAGCTGTCCCACTTACTACAACATACAATTTGCTTTTCAATTTTCACATGAATTATTACACTGGACTATCCCAGAAAGTGTTCCGAAAAATCTGAGATGGTTTGAAGAAACTCTAGCCGTACTATCATCAATATTTTTTCCGCCCCTTCTCGGAAGTATTGATTCAGAAGTCTATGCTGAATTTCTTAACAATTGTTTTGTCAATCCGCTTTGTGTTAGCAGGCCATCTACACCAACTCTGGAGCAGATAACAATTTTACAAAATGGTTCTGGCACAGCTAACTTCAATGACTACGGAAGCTATTACAATATAGCAATGGCTTTGTTTCCACACATCAAAGAACATCCCGAGTTCTGGAAAAAAATCCCCACCGTTTGCAACTACTCAAACAACTTATCTTTTTATGAGTTTTGGTCAGAATGGTCTAAAGGCTTACCTCTAAGGATTTCATCTTTATTTCAGGTATGATCAATCTCAACTTTCGTCCATTTATCATCCTTGTTTTTTCTATAATAAACAAGGAAGCAGTATCCATCACCATAAGCTGATATATAGACGCGAAAGCCTTTGTAATCCGGCGGCTTTTGCGTCATTCCTAATAGAATTTCATTAATATTTACATGAAATCTCTTGGATATAACCTTGAACAATCCCGGTAAATGATCGAGTGATGGTTTCTCTAGGAATAGTTGAGAAGGTAGCCCTCTAGGGCCGGAACCTAACGGAGTGTCTTTATCACATGCCATGCTTCTCACCTCCCTCTCACTGCCTTTTGCAAATATCGTTCGGCTCTTCATTTGTAATTGGTTCATTTCCCAGATCACCGACCGCTTTCTTCTCTTCCAGTTTCTTCTGTGCGATCATGCCAGCGGCGTAGGATAAGAGCATTTCGCGGGAGCTGTTGTCTAATTTGGGTACCGTTTCTTTAAGTTCAGATAACGCATCCTTTTTCATATCAGACATTTTTATCACCTCACTTTCTAACGAGTTGCGATTAATAATTAACTCATCGCACTATCATATTAACTCAATGAGTTTAAAAAGTCAAGAGGTTTTATAAAAAAATATTGCAATGCGTTAACAAGTGTGCTATCATATTGTCATAAGTGAGGTAACTGAAATGAAAAACAGAATAAAAAGTTTAAGAAAGAATTTAAATATGAACCAAACTGACTTTGGAAGCAAAATTGGTTTAAAACAAACTACCATTGCTGGATACGAGACTGGATCTAGAGAACCTAATGACGCTGTTATATTGTCTATTTGTAAGGAGTTTAATGTTAATGAAAACTGGCTTCGAAGTGGCGTAGGCGAAATGTTTAATAAAAGGACAAAAGATCAAAAAATAGCTGATTTTATTGGAGACATTTTTCTGGAAGAGGAAGAATCATTCAAGCGCCGTTTTGTCTCGATGTTGGCTGATATGGACGAAGATCAATGGGCTTTACTGGCAAAAATGGCAAATGCGCTTTTAGCAGAAAATAAAAAAGACTAATCCTTGATTAGCCCAAAATTCTTTTAATAATCCGATAGATAAATTCTAGCGCCCTATCGTCAAGCTTGTCTAATAGCCGAGTAATTTGTTCTTTGTAATTCATATCTCGCCCCTCCAGTAGGCAAACGCACGTTTGTTTTATTGGTTAAATTATAGAACATAAGTTTTTAAAAAGCAATGGGTAATTATGATATATTTTTGCACTGCTTAAATAAAAAACCGTTTTCATTTCTTTTCTTTAAGTGTATAATAATAATATCTATATTTTTAGGAGGAAAAAGAAATGAAAAGGAAATTTGCTCTTTTTTTAGCTATCCTATTTTTAACAATTGCATTTTCGGGCTGCTCTTCAACTTCCGATCCAAATGATATCGTCGGAGTATGGAAACGAGATAATTCCAGCTATGATGAGGGATACGACAATGTGATGCAATTCAATGAAGATGGCACATTTTTAAATGCCCATTTAAAGCCGGGTGAAAAGTGGACTTTATCGAATCCATGGTCATCCGGAACATACACTTACAATGGTAGCGAATTAACGATGTACTATAATGATTCTTATGAGGGAGCCTCTTGCAAGGTAACAAATGGGAAAATGGATTTGAAATTCTATTCTACGGGCAGCAAGACAATGTTTTTTTATAAAACTTCAGATTCAATTGAAGAAATCACAGGACTTAATGTTTCGGATTTGAAACACCCGTCAACAACAATTCCTACACCAGAGCCAACCCCGTCACCAGTGCAAACAGCCCCAGCACCAACGCCGGGACCAACAGTAGCCATGACAGTTGGGCAAAAAAATGCTTTGGATAAAGCAAAACGTTACCTGAGAAGTTCTGCTTTTTCATATACTAAGTTAATTGAGCAACTTGAGTATGAGCAGTTCACCGCGGAAGACGCAACATTTGCAGTGGATAATTGTGGTGCGGATTGGAATGAGCAAGCTGCAAAAAAAGCACAACAATACATGAACAGTTCTTCTTTCTCTCGTGACAGACTACTTTCACAATTAGAATATGAGGGGTTCACACCAGAACAAGCCGAGTATGGTGCCACATCTGTTGGTTACTAAAATAAAAATATAAAAAACGCCCCCTACCCTGCAAGGTAAGAGGCGATGACATAGATTCCCGGGATAGGCCGGTACATCTACTAACTAGACACTAGTATTGTATCACATTATCCCGGTATTTTCCATATACCGGGCATTTTTATGCCCAAAATTAATAAGGAGGCATGAAAAATGCGTAACCGTTTTGAAAACATCGCTGGCCTGCGGGTCGGTGCTTATATCCGCGTCTCCCACGACGAACAGGTAAAGCACGGATACTCGCTGGATGCTCAGCGCAAAAACCTTCAAAATTTCATTAAAGAAAACCATTTACAGCTCGTTGATTTTTATGAGGATGAGGGCATCACGGCCCGCAAGAACCTTAAGAATCGAAAAGCCTTTAAGCGAATGCTGGAAGACATCGAAGCGCATAAAATGGACTTGATTATTTTTATCAAGCTGGATCGTTGGTTTCGGAACATCCAGGATTACTACATTACCCAGCAGGTGCTTGACAAGAATAACGTCCAGTGGATCGCAACTACAGAGGAGTATGACACCACCACGGCATCCGGTCGACTAAACCTTAATATCCGATTATCCATTGCGCAGGATGAAGCGGACCGAACATCAGAGCGCATTAAATTTGTTTTCGATGAAAAGAAACGCCGCCGGGAGGCTTTGACCCGATCTGTCCCGATTGGTTATAAAATTTCGGATAACCACTATGTGATTGACGATGAAAAGGCACCACTTGTTCGAGACTATTTCAAATTCTATCTCGAAACACAATCCATTGTAAAGGCCGTGGACATGATCCGCGATAAGTATAACTTCCCGTTGAAGTATAGCCGGGCCCGGGGTATGCTCACCATGGACGCTTATATTGGGACATTCCATAATATTCCGAACTACGCACCACCGCTGCTTGATCTTGAATTATACGAAGCGGCAAAAGCCCTTTCACATAAAAGGAGCTTCCGGCAGAATCAGACGGGCAATATTTATATCTTTTCCGGCATGATTGCATGTAGACATTGTGGCAAAACAATGGTTGGGTTCCACAGGGTTATGTACAGCCAACGAAGAGGCGAACGTGATTATTATGGCTATCGTTGCGAGAACTATTGGCGCGATCATAACTGCACGAACAACCACACGTTTGGCGAGTTTCGGATTGAAGAATTCCTGTTGAATAACCTGCGTGATCTCGCGGACCATTGCATCCGAGACTACACAATTGAAAAGAAACGCGAAGAAAACACGCCGCAGCCCAACCCACAAAAACTTAAAAATAAAATCGACAAATTGCGCCGTCTCTACATGGATGACTTGATTGATCTGGATTCGTACAAACGGGAGTACGCAGCTTACCAGGAGCAGCTAAAAAAAATGGAACCCCAAAAAGAAGATCTGAACAAGACCAAACAGGTTGACGCTTTAAGGCAGCTCTTAAACTCAGATTTTGAAACTTGCTACCAGTCGATGAGTCGAGAAGAGCTGGAACCCAGAGCACAAATTAAAAAACCAGGAGGAAACAAAACATGGCAGCAACAACCAGCAAAGATTTAACCATCACCTTTCAGCGCGCAGACGGAGAACGAGAAATAACAACATTAAAAAATCAGAAAAAATCGACCGAGAAACCTTCTTCTTGAGACCAGTAAATACGATGCACGACCCTGCTCCAGAACGAACGGCATCCTGTTAAGCCACTTCGATCATCTCTTCGGCCGTCACTTTCACCTGCTTTTCCCGGATGGGCTCCTGCATGCCGGTGATGGCTTTGGCGGGGGCCACAAAGGCGGCGTCGGTCACGCCCTCCTTAACATCGCCGTAGGTCTTGGAGGACTTGACGATCTTGCCTCCCACTTCGCCATGATTGACGGTGATCTTCATCCCTACCGATTCCACTGTTTTTTCAATTGCCATGTGCTTACCTCCTGTTTTTGGTTTCGGCGTTTTGCCTTACACTCTTACAATGGAAAAAAGGGTGGAAATTTTACAGTTATTTCAAAAAAATAAAAACAACCAAATTTGCTGCTTTGGTTGTTTTTATTGAAAGATTATTCTTATTGCAGGCGGTGCTTATTTTTCCTTAGGGCTTCTATTCCCCGATGCACGTGTACGCCGGCCAGGCAAGGACTAATGTCCAGTATCTGGGCGATTTCATTCAGGCTTTTTTCCTCAAAGTAGCGCAGCCGGATAACGTCTGCTCTTTCTGCTCTTATTTCTGCGAGCATCTGCTCAAGCACTGCGTTTTTTTCCTGTCTGACCATTTCTTTTTCTGGCGATGGCCCAGCATCTGGATATTGTTCCAGGCTGTTTTCCCCATCCTCCCCACCGCCTGTGACGGCGCGCTCGTTTTCCTGTTGTTTTTTGATGGCTTTGGCCGCATTGACAAAATGATGGAACAGGCGGTTTTTCAGATAAAAGGGGAATACGACGCCTAAATCCGGGTCGTAGGCCTGTACGGCCTCCATCACGACCAGGGCGCCGTCCTGCAGGGCGTCCTCATAGGCGTCTGTGTCGTAGATGTATTTTTGCATGACGGACAGGATCAGGGGCTTAAAGGTGTTGATCAGCTGCTCTTTAGCTGCTTTGTCATTGTTTTTTGCTTCCTGGACCCAGGTGTCGATCAACGCGTATTTTTCTTTCAATAAGCCTCCTATTCGTCCTCATAGACGTCTGTAATCTCAAGCACAAGGCCGGGAAACCGGTCTTCAACGGCGGCGCTGAGCTCGTTAAAGGCATCCTCGGCCTCCTCGGCGCTGCGGGCGTAAAAGCCGGCCTGCATCCGGCACTCAGCTTCGACCAGGTAAGCCCGGCGACAGCGTATGATGGCCGGGCCTTTGCCATATTGATTCATGTTGTTACCTCCAATTCTTCATTCTCCATTTGTTTTAATTCCCTCGCGGCCCAGATGGCGTTAAAGGCGGCCACGTCGTCGCCGGGGTACTTTGCCCGGATGGCGGCTTTCTCCTCCTCGGTGATCTGGGGCAGCAGATTGAACTGGGGCATAAACGGCGCGTCCTCCTGATTAGAATACAATCGAGAAGCATGTTTATTATTTATATTTATAAACGGGGACACTCCGGTCACAGGGGGCGGGACAGCTTGTGTCCAGATTTGTGTCACGCTGTCCCCTGTCTCTGCCCTGAGGGCTGCCATGCTCAGGCCTCTGTCAAAGGGCACCAGGCGGTAGGTGCCTGCACACTGGCCTTTGTCCTTTTGGTACGTCACGCGGCCGTGGTCTATGAGGTACTTTCTTTGTCTCAGCAGTACGCGCCGGTCTTTGATGCCTAAAAGGGGCATGAGCACAGTGTTGGGCACCTTGAAATCTACGGGCCAGTGCCAGCCACCGTCCTCTGCCCGGACAGCGGCTTTGTTGTTGTAATACATGAGCAGGTGCCAGTAGGCCTGGAGCAGCGGGCTCAGGGGGTGCGTCTCCAGCCATTTGTAAAAGGCCAGCAGCTCGGTCAGGTAATTCATCGGGTGGAAAAGAGCAGGTGCGCGGTGCCGCAGCCCTGGCTTTTTCGCAGCTGCATGATCATCAAGCCGTCCAGGAAAAAGTGCCAGTCCTTTGCCTCGTCCGGGGTGAGCTTTCCGCTGTCGCGGGCGTACTGCAGCAGGTCGCACATGCCGCCGATGTCCACAAACTCCATGACCTCCAGCCGCATCGGGTCCTCTCTGGAGGGAAAATGGCGGCGCCATACACCCACACGCCGGTTGTTCCGCAGCTTATCGAGGAAACCGTCCTCATCGTCCAGGCCCAGCAGGGCGGCCAGGTCCTCCATATGCCAGGCCAGGGAGCGGCCGCCCACGATCATGGCGCGCAGGGGCTCATGGCTTTTGCCAAAAATATAGGCGGTATGGCAGAAGCAGGTTTCAAGGTTCAGGCAATCGTGACTCATTGGCGCACCGCCTTGGATGCTGTGCCGTACTCTGCCATGAGGGCTCTGCCAAAGAAATCCTGACCCAAAGGGGTCACCCGGATGCGCAGGCTGTGCATGAGTTTCCCGGTTCTTTTTTTTCGATAGGGTACTTGTACCGTGATCAGATAGTTTTTTTCTAAGGCTTCCTCGGTGGGTAGGTTCTGGTAAGCGCTGCCGTTGCTGTAGCGGGCATAACCATTGTCCCGCAGCCATTTAAACAGCTGGTTTCTGCCAATATCGACGCCGTACTCCTGCAGCTTTTCGGCCAGTTCCTCCACACTGCACGCCGTGTCTGCCACTGCACAGCCCTCTGGCTCTGGTTCTGTTTTCTTCAGATAGATATTGGCTTTTTCGGCAAATTCCTGCTCCAGGACTTTTATCTGCTTATCCAGAAAGACAAGCTCAATGCCCTTATCCACATCAGGCAGGGTCTCGAAGCTGCCTAAAAGGCGGTCCTCCTGTTTCAGGGCGCACGAAGCACACCATGGCCTCAACACTTTTTTGTCCGTTTCACACTTTGGGGTTGTCTGTTTACGATTCATTGTAAACCTCCTGTAAAATATAATGGTTTGATTTCAGCGGTGCAATTTTTTCTTGCTCTTGCTGATGGTTCTATCTTACAGGAATTTGTGGTTTTAACGGACGCGCGAACGTGTTTTTATTATCATGAATTAAAAATTATTTTTATTTTCTGCCGCCAGCGGTACACGGTGCTCAGCTCCCCGTAAAAAGGCATGGTAAGTACGGGCCGGCCGCGGCGCGGTTTCAGGGGTTTTGCGTCCAGTTCATCGTTTTCAAACAAATGTAAAAGGGTCTGGGCCACAGTGAACAGGGTGTGGCGCATCCAGCGCGCTGCAAAAACAGGCAGTACGCGCTGGCGTCTGGCGCAGTGCCCATACTCGCAGCTGCACACCCATAGCACGTACAGGTGCCCGTCGGAGTCCTCCACTTCCTTGGACAGGCCGTTGACCACATGGTTTCTGCCGTTCTTTTCCACCAGGCGCAGGGTTTTCTTTTTGAGCGCGCGCCTGCAATAGCGGCAGACATGGCCGCTGTGGCCGTGGTAGATGAGCTCGGTCAGGTGCTCTCTGCCGTCTTTGGCCACATAGCCGGTATCCACGGCCTCAAAGAGCTCGTAGTGCTTTTTGAGGTAGGTCTTAAGATCCAGTTCCAGTGCTTTCAGCAGGTCTCTCAAACGTTTTGCAAATGCCATTTTTTCTCCTTTTTCTCGGTTTTTTGTGCAAAAAACACCGAAGACCACATACATATATCGGTATGTGGCCTTCGGTGTTTTGATGGGTGACAGCCGTTGTCCCATTTTCTGCTATTTTATTTTACGTGAATTTTCTTTTTATGCTGTGCCGCGGCCATGCAGGCTGTCAGAATAAGCGCAGCCACTGCCATGCCCGCCACCCCGATTTCTTTCAGGGTCATGGGGTTGCCTGTGACAGGGTTCCTGACCTCTGTCTGGACAGGATTCTCAGTGAGTGGGCTTTCCTGGGGCGCTGAATTTTCTGGTGGCGTTGGCGCAGGTGTCACTGTGGGCTCGGGCGTTGGCGTAGGTGTTTCGGTAACGATCAGCTGCAGCTCGGTGCCTCTCACCTCGTCGGCCAGCACGGGCGCGCTCAGGCCGGCGATCAGAACCAGCAGGAGGGTCAGAATGGAAAGAAGCTTTTTCATGGCGCTCTCCTACTGCACGCTCAGGGTGAAGTTCAGGGTGCCTCGGTAGGTGCCGGCTTTGGCCTGGGCCAGACGGGCGCTGTCTACCTCCACGTTCACGTCAACGCTGGCGCTCTCGGCCAGGGTGGTGGTTTTGGCGGCTTGGTCGGTGCCGAAATGGGCGTTGTAAGCCAGGGTTTCCACACCATTCTCACGCGTCAGGGTATCGCCGCTGAGGGTACAGGTGAGACTGGTGCCAGGCTCCAGGTTCAGACTGGTGGCACTCAGGGCGCCGATGGTGTTGGTGCCGCCCTTCAGGCTTTTGTCCTCGGTCATGGAGGCTGGGATAACCACGGTGTAGGTGGCATCGACCTGAGCACGGAGGTCGGCGGTGCCGGTGGTGGCCGGGCTTATAATATCACCAGCCAGGACGGGCGCTGCGCCAAAGGCCAACAGGGCGGTGAGGGCCAGCGGGATGAGGGCTTTTTTGATTTTCATGGTGATCTCCTTTTTTCTTGTCAGGATTTAATAATGGAAAATTGAGAATGGAAAATGGAAAATTCTGGTGCAAATCTGCTTTTGCAGATTTGATCAGAACGGCCTGCGGCCATTCTTCCCTTCAAAATGCGCGGCATTTTGCTCTTTTAATTCTCCATTCTCCATTTTTTTATGGGGTTTTATCTGCGACGGTGCAGGTAAAGGTCAGTGTGTCGGAATAATTGCCTGCGCCCATGGTGGGGGCGTTGACGATGAGGGTGCTGATGACCGTCTCGGTACTGTTGTTTGCAAAGCTGGCGATGGTGCCGCCGGGTCTCAGGGCTGAGCCGGCAGCTGGGGTGATGGTGTAGGGCAGCTTGACGGACGAAAGCGCAGCGTTGGTCATTTTAAAATCATTGTTTTCACCGGAAACGGTGACGTTGAGCTGTTTTCCGGGTTCCAGGGTGACGCCCTTTGCGCTCACGTTAAAGGTTTTAGTATGCGCGGCTTCCTCGGCGGTGCCGGTCAGTTTTTCAAACTTCAGGGTATCACTGTCCGGGATGGTGATGGTGTAGGTAGTGTCCACGCTGGCGGTGACGCTGGTGTCGCCGGTATTTGTGTAGGTCGGTGCTGCTGTTCCCTGTTCGATCTCGGTCGCCAGAGCCGGGGTGGCTGCGAGGGCCAGCAGGGCGGTGAGGACCAGCGGGATGAGGGCTTTTTTGATTTTCATGATGGTCTCCTTTTTATGGGGTTGGTGCTGCGACAGTGCAGGTGAAGGTGAGAGTGCCGGTATAATCGCCGGAATGGACGGGTGCGTTTTTCAATTTGACCTTGCCATTGACAGTTTGTGTAGTGGAGGGCTTTCCTGCTTCAAAATCTTTAAAAGTTCCTCCGGTAGTGACGCCTGTTCCGGTGGTATCCACCGTATTATAGACATTGTATCCTATGATCCCGCCAGCGGCTGTGTCAATGGTAAAGGCTTCGCTCGTTCCATCGCCTTTTACTGTAACATTCAGATTTTTATCGGCTGGAATGACAACACCGGCTGCGCTGACGGTCAAATCTTTAATCAAAGCGTCACCGGTTGAATCCTTAGTCAATTTTCCGAAATCAACTTTTTCTGGAATGGTGACCGTGTAGGCATTATCGACTGCTGCGTTCACGGCTGAACCAGCGGTTGTGGCTGGCGAGACAATGGTGGGGTCTGCTGCCAGCGCGGGAGCGGCCAATGTCGCGGTGAGCAGGCAGGCAAGGGCCAGAGTGGTGAGTGTTTTTCTGATTTTCATTCTTTTATCCTCTCTTAGATTTTATTTGACGACCAGCTCGGTGTTGATGACGGCGCCGTTCATGGGGCTTTGGTCTTTCAGGCTGGTGGTGGTATAGGTGAGCGCCGCGGGGTAGGTACCGGGCGGCGGTGTGACGGTTAAGGCTGGGTTCTGGATGCCGGTGCCGGGTTTAAATTTGCCGGAATGCCAGAGCTCTTCGCCGGTGTCGGTCCGTGTGAGGGTGAGCTCAAAGGTGCAGCGGTTGCCCTCGGGGTTTTGGAACACGGTGTTCACCGTACCGGTGGCGCTGTCCACAGTTAAGGTGGGATAGCCGGGGATCTGGATGCCGTCTGGCGCGGTCTGTCCGGCTGGGGTGGGCGTCAGGGCGACCACGTTGGGCTCCAACGCCAACGGGTCGGGACGATGGGTCACCAGCCAGGCGATCACGCCGCCCGCAGCGGTCAGCAGTACCAGCAGCACAATAATCAGGATGTTTGTCTGTTTTTTCATGAGCTCCTCCTACTTGCTGTCCACCACGTTGACGGTGAAGGTCAGGGTGCCGGTGTAGCTGACGCTGTACTTGATCTGGGTTTGGTCGAGGCGCAGGGTGCCGGATTGGGCGCTTGGTAAACTGCCGCCCGCGGCTTTTTCCCATTTATTTACAAGGGTCGCCCCTGCGGCATCTAAAGCACTACCTGTGGCACTGGCGCCTTGATAGACCTGATAATTCAGGGTGTCGCTTGAATCTGAACCGGTCAGCTGATAATCAGTGCCGGTGCTGGGACTGGTGCCGCCGTCTTTCACCATGACGCTCAGGCCGCGGCCGTCGGTCAGGTTGGTGAGGGTTGTCGGTATGACTTCAAAGGTTTTGTCGTTGTACTGCCCGCTCCCCGCTGGCTGGTAGGTTGGGCTGTCAAAATCCACTTTTTCCGGGATGGTGATGGTGTAGGTGGGCGGGGGCAGGAGGGTGGCGGTGTAGGTATTGGCCCGTGCCGCACTGTTTCGTTGGTAGTTCCGGCTGTAGGTGGTGCCGTCGTGGGTGACGGCAATTTCCGGATTGGTGGTGTTATTTGGCAGATAGAAATAGAGCTTGCCGCCATCCATAGTGGTGACATCTGTAGTGCCATAGTTGGTGGCGCCGTCAATGGTGACTTCATTCTCCACAGCAATTTCCATGCTTTGGCCGCCCTCGCCTACGGTGAGCGTGTTGAGATAGACGTCGTTCCCACTTCCGTCTGTCAGGGTGCCAGATCCGGAGCCGTTGGTGCCGTGGCCGATGGCTTCTGCGCCACTACCACCCATCGCCGCAATGCTGCCGCCGGTAATTTTGACATCTTCCCCAGATACCTGATAGCCACCGCCGATGCCCGCCGCACTGTCGCCGCCCGTGGCCGTAACGGTACCACCGCTGATGGTGACCGTTCCAAAATCGCTGCTGGTGTATTGGTCGCCGGTGCCGATGCCCGCCCCGTCGCCTTTAGCTACGACGCTGCCGCGTACGGAAAAGACCATCACCCTGAACGGGGTCAATATCGACGTGAACAGCCAATCGTATGCCTGCGCCTTTAGTATCCAGGCAGGCACAGGCGCGGGCACAGGCGCGGACGTCAATCTGATGCTTTCAGGTGGCAATACCCTGAAGAGCGGCTCATTCGCTGCCGGACTGGGCGTGCCGGAAGGCGCGTCCGTCACCATTGACAGCGTGCCCGACACGGGAAGACTCACTGCCACCGGAGCTGACGCTGCAGCGGGTATCGGCGGCGGTAATAACAAAGCCGGCGGTACCGTCACCATCAACGGCGGTGTAATCGATGCCATTGCTGTATCGAGACAAGGCACAGGCGGCGGAGCCGGTATTGGCGGTGGAGCCAGCGGTGCAGGTGGAGATATCACGATCAACGGCGGCAAGGTCACGGCCGCTGGCTGCAACAGTGCGGCGGGCATCGGCGGAGGATATCGCGGAGCCGGCGGAGCGGTCACCATCAACGCGCTCACCGGGTTACCGTTGTAGTCGCCCATGACAGTGACTGTGTTGGCAGTGGCTGATTCGGCTGTACCGCCGGTCAGGGTGTAATCGCCGGTGTAGGTCTTTTTGGCGCTTTCATTCGCGCTGCCTCCACGCATATAGCCGTCGCCCCAGATGTACAGGTTGCCTGAGCCCTGGGACAGGTCGATGTCGCCGGCAAAGGGTTTGAGCGTGGCTGAACCGCTTACACTCCCCTCATATCCTGTGCTGTCCGCGGTGACGGTGACCGGGGTGCCGTCCGTGATACTGTTGGGCAGGTAGAAATACAGCTTGCCCTCAGTGTCGGTGCGCACGTCCTTGATGCCGTAGGTGGGGATTGTAAAAGCATCGATAGCCGTATCCGTAACGGGACTTCCGCTACTATCCTGTAAGGTGAAGGTTTTGAGGGTGACGCTGTTGCCCTTGCCGTCTGTCAGGCTACCGCCACCGGCGCCGCCGTACGCTCCTCCTCCACCGATGCTAGATGCCTTGACGCTGCCGCCGGTGATAATGACGTCAGCGCCTTTTCCATCCCGGCCGCCGCCGATTCCCGCCGCGTAGTCGCCGCCCTTGGCGACGACCTTGCCGCCGCTGATGGTGACCTTGCCGCCAGCTTCCTTATTACCGCCTCCGATACCGGCTCCGCTCAGTCCATTTCCGGTGCCGCCTGTGGCGATGACCATACCGCCGCTGATGGTGACGTTTTTACCGGCTTCTCCATTGTTGCCGCCAATACCGGCAGCAGTGCTGCCGCCGTTGGCCGTGACACTGCCGCCGCTGATGGTGACATCGCTGTTGATGGCGGCTTTTTCATTTTCGCCACTAGCGGTAAGCGTCCCCCCGCTCACATTGAGGGTGCCGCCTTTGATGCCAGTCTCTGCTGTAACTTTGCCGTTCGTTACGGCAAGCGTGTTGGCCGTGATATTATGGGTATCAACGGTACCGCCGCTAACCGTCACCGAACCGGTGCCGCCGATGTTCTCACCTGTAGTCACCGTACCGCCGGTAATCGTTACCGTACCGGTGCCACTATTGATGTTTTTTCCAACCTTGACCGTACCGCTGCTAATTGTCATCAAACCGGAGCTGCTGATGTTCTCACTTGTGGTCACCGTACCGCCGCTAATCGCCACCGCAGTGGATCCACCTCCGATGCTGTTGGCCTCGACCTCGCCACCTTTGATCTCGACTGTTTGGTCGCCTTTATCACCCCAGCCGCCAATACCCATAACGCCGGTGGCCTTGACACTGCCGCCAGTGATGGTAATCTTACCGCATGAGTCATAATTGCCGAAGCCGATACCTGCCCCCACACTACCGCTGGTCGCCGTGAGGCTGTCTTTGCCGGCCGTGCCGCCGATGGTGAGGGCCGCGCCCTCCGGCACAAACAACCCGCCACCGTATCTGTTTTTCAAAGTATTCTCGCCTGACAGCGTCAGATTGACGCTCGCGCTTGTCTGGATATTAAAGGCGCAGGAAGACGATCCCCCACTCACCTCGATGTTAACCCCGCTCAGGGTAATGCTGGCATTTCCAGCGACCACAATGCGATTGCCGGTAGCCGTGCCGGGGTTGGTATTTTTGATGGTCAGATTCGCGCCGCCGTTGACGGTGAGCACACCGCTTGTGCTATCATAGCTATAATCTGTCCCCAACGTTCCACCCGTCACGGTAAAGTCGCCGGTTTCGCCCGCTGCCTTTACCTCTGTTGACCACAAAAACATTGCAGCCAGGGCGCAGAAAAATACGGCGGTGAGCAGGAGCCGCTTGTCTTTGAGCTTTGCCTTCATCTTCTATATCCTCTCTTGATCTCTCAGGTTATTTTAAGCTTTTTCAGGAATTTACGCCGTTAAGTTGGGAACTTAACGACAGCTTAAAGAGAATACTGATGTTTATTTCAAAAAACCTCCCCTATTTAGGGGTGGCTTAATTTCCTATTTTGTTTTTTATTTAACACTTGCAGATTTCTCACCCTTATGCTATTCTATTAATAATATTACTTATATTTTTGCCGTTAAGTTCCCAACTTAACGGCATTTTTTATTGCATTTAAAAATATTCGTTGATCTTTTCCATCTGCTCCCGCTTGAGCTTTGTCGCGCTGTGGCTATAGCAGTTCATGGTAAAGGCCACGCTGCTGTGGCCCAGCAGGTCGGACACGGTGCGCATGTCGGCGCCTGCCTCCAGGGCCCGGGTGGCGAAGCTGTGGCGCAGGCTGTGGAAGGTGACGCCTGAGCTCAGGCCGTGCTCGGCTTTCAGCTTATCGAAGCGGCGCTCGATGGTGCGCGGATCGTAGGCGCTGCCGCCCGGCGCGGCGATGAGGGGCGCGGCGGCTGGTTGCCCCTCGCGGTCTTCCATGTATCGGGCCAGTACTGCGACAAAGGCTCTGGGCAGGGGGATGTCCCGCCGGCTGCGCCGGGTTTTGGGCGTGGTATTCTTAAGGGGGGTGTGGCCGTCATGGCCGTCATAGACGCGCTGGCTGTTGCGCCGCACCCGCAGGACGGCGGCCTCCAGATCGATGTCTTTGTGCCGCAGGCCGGCCACCTCGCCCAGGCGCAGCCCGGTGGCCAGTGCCAGCAGCACGGCCATGTCCAGCGGGGCGGCGCTCTGTCTGAGCCGGGCGGTCAGGGCTTTCTGCTCGCTGTAGGTGAGCACTTCCTTTTCCTTTGGTTCCATGGTTATTTTGGGCATGTTGGACGCTTCGGCCAGCCCCTTTGCCTCGGCCTCCCTCAGGATGGTGTGCACATAGGTGAGGATATCCCGCACGGTTTTATGGGCCAGGCGCTCGGCCAGCTGCACACTGAAGGCTGGCAGCATGGCCCCCACCTCACTTATGGGGATATTCCCCAGAGAGGGCAGGATGTGAGCGCGCTCATAGCTTCGGTAGGTCTTGAGGCTGCTGCTCTTCACCTTTGGCACACGCCGGGACAGCCATTCTTTCATGGTTATTTTTTCGATCAT